AGTAATGCCACCCTATACAGGGTTTGGGTATAACCCAGTTAAGAAATTTATTAACTAATATGTACCAGTGCAAACTGGTATATAGTTACCAAGAAGTGCAAGTTTATCGTGTTTTTTTTGAGAAAAGACTATCTTTGTGGGTAAGTATATACTTTGTTTTTAAACGTTTAAAAATTTCATAATCATGGATATAGTTAAAAGAACAGTAACAGCTAATTCCAATAAGCTGATAACTACTAATGGTGAAGCTGCGCCTTCTTTAATCAGTAGTGCATGGAACTTATCTGATATTAACGAAGATATTGCTCTGGTTGACCAAAACGGACAAAAAGTTCCGTTTGTAATCATTCCTCTTTCAGAAGGAGATATCAAAGTGGTTCTTTCAGGTGGAATGGAATACACCATTTCAGAAGCGGAAGTGAGCGCAAATTTGGGATCACCTCTTATGTACATGGTTCAGAAGATTTTGAAAGAAGGGACAACGGCAACCAATCTTAGTATAGGTTTTTAAGGAAAGGAATTGACAATGAATTTAATAGGAAATATTAATGCAATTCCTTTTAGGAGATTTAGGGGAGGGGGCGGAGTAGCTCCTATTCCTCCTTTCCCATCTATTTCTGGTATGATTGCAAGATATTCAGCATTAGGTCTTACTAATGAACAAATGGCAGAGAACCCTGTATGGAAAGACCTTACAGGTAATGGGCATGATTTACAGATGAAGAATTTCGCTTGGGGTGGAATGAGCGGGGTAGGTGGATATACCGAGAACTATGATAGCAATAAATGGTATAAGGTAGCATCAAGAATTGATGCTACTTGGACTTATAAGACTTTTAATGCAAGATCAATAAAGGATAATAGATTAGCTCAATTATTTTATCAATCATCACTAAGTGATACTGGATTTAGGGTTTTATCATGTACTATCAAAGTTTCTGGTTTAACAGACGGACAAGGAATTGAATATGTTTCTAATGGAACACAACAATTTGTTATAATGAGAATTGAAAATGATGGTATATATCATCTACCAAGTTTTGATTTTGGAGCTAAAAATGCTTATTACGGATTCAAGTTCTTAAAATTACAGGAATCTTGCAATATCACCATCGAACAACTACCCCTCTACCCCGGCTTTATCCTCGGTGACGGAGTAGACGACTTTGCAGTTACAGAGAAGGAGCTTAACTTCGAGGATACCTATACGGTGTACACGGCGTTTATTCCGTTTCAGAATAATCCGGCAAGGAATATGATTTTGTGTGGAGCTGATAGCAAAAAAACTTTTTCCATGCAATATTTGTCTTTGGTTTATGTATCTTTTATAGCGGGTAATAACTATTATATAAATGCTGATTTTGTTAATGGGCTTAATTTGTTTGCTTGTAAACGAAATGGTAATAATATATGTATTAAGAACTTATTAACTAATAAAGTTGTAACAGGTACGTGTGGGGACTGGGTGGAAAACGCTGGGCTATATTATTTATGGAAGAATGCAACTTATGCATCTTTTGCTAGAGCTGCTATTGCTGGTCAAACAATCTGTAATGGATATTTCTCTACCGATGAAGACGATGAAAAGGTTCTTGATTGGTATAAGAAGCAATATCCCTGGCTCTTCCCCAACCAAGCATGGACAGTGGTAGGCAAAACCAACGAGGACGAAGATCGTGCTACTATTGCCAACATTACAGGCAATGATAATGATCTTGTACTGTCGAATTTTGGGTTTAGTGGGAATAGTGGGTATGGGTTGTACAATATACAAAAATTTACTAATTGGAATCATGTTGCAGATAGAGGCGATATAGTAAAAAATGGATATTCTGTTACTATAACAAATTCGAAAATAACCGGTTCTTCTACAAATTATAATACAGATATTTTATATAGTTATAATAGTTCGTCAACAACAATAATATTTAAAGTCACGGGGTTAGTTGATGGTCAAAAAATATTTTTGGGTAGAAAAAGTGTAACAGATGCATATGTGATTGATAAAGATGGCATATATCGTAGTGATTATAATATTCCACAAGAAGATGGTAAAGTGATAGTTGGAATAGGTACTGTTGGGTTTACTGGTGAATGCAATATTACCATAGAGCAAATCCCCGAATACGAAGGATACCTCATTACTGATGGGGTGGATGATAGAGTACAAGATAGTTCTTTTAAACTAAATAAAGATTGGACACTTGTGGGAGAATGGGTATTTTTAAATCAAAAGGCAACAAATGCAGGAATTACTAAACCATTCAGCTTTGTTGTCTATAACAGAACAACAGGATTAAGCCTATTCATAAATACGGGAACATCAGGAATTACTATAGAGAACGTTAAATCTATAAAAGCCATATGCTCTGATGGACGTATATACTTTGACGATTGGTCTGAAATGTTAATTAGTAAAGATCAAGACATAACAAGCAGTACCTCTGTTTTGTCAATCGGTTTTAACGGTACAGCATATACCCAAATAGCTTTTAAAAACTTAGGCATATATAACAATCAGATTCTTTCCAAAGACGACTGTATCAAAGCCTACAACTACCTCCAAACCCTAAAAGCAAAGTAACATTAAAAATAATTGAATATGAAATACGCAATTGTAGACATCGTGTGGTGCGAGTCCCACGGAATAGAAGTCCTACCGGAAATGAGGACGAATGTAGACCAAAGCAAGGTGATCTTGCATGAGGAATACCTTGCACCCTTCGATGATGAAGATTTTCCTCGCTATAGTTTTAGCGATCCGTCTTTTGTCGAACTACTGAATAGCGAAGAATGGACTTATTCAGAAGGAGAACAACCCGTAATCAATAGACAGTTCAGCAGATTATTGGCTTTGGACGAACTGGACAAGGAGGCTACAGAAGAGATCAATACATATGACCTTTCCCCGTCGGAAGCCTTACAGGTCAAAGATCGATACCCCGAATGGGAAACCGGAATAAACGTCAAAACTGGCGAACGATACCGAGTTGAAGATGTCCTTTGGGAATGTATCCAGGCACACACTACACAAGACAATTGGAAACCTTCTATGGCTACTGCAAGTTTGTGGAAAACAGTAGATGAAGATCATAAAGGAACTATCGATGATCCTATTGTTTACATTCCACCTATGGAAATATTCAAAGACAAATACTATATCCAAAATGGTACAAAATATAAATGTACAAGAGACAGTGGACAGCCTTTAACTCATGATTTATCAGCCCTTGTTGGATTATATGTTGAGAAAGTTTAATTATTAATAAGTTAAGGATGTCACAGGAAATCTACAATAAGACCGTGTTCAAACGGTTCTTCGAAGAAAATGACCCTGCCGTAATGGAATGGGCGGAGAATGTACTTGAAAAGGTATCTTCTCCCGGCATTCTTCCTACTTTTATAAAGAAGGACGGAGAGGATTTTAAGGCGTATTGGGAAACAGTCTGTCATATCTTTGCGCTTGTTGTTTTATATGCTAAGCAATACAATGAGATTGACACAAACAAGATTCTGTTTGAGCTTTTTATTGAAAACAGAGGACTTGTGACAGACGAAGTGAACACACTTGAACAGATGAAATATCTGTTCAATAATTATGTGAAGGAATATAGAAAAAGAGGAACACTTGATATTGTAAACAAGGAAGGCGTGATACTTGGGGAGCTTCTCCGTCTTATTAGATATAAGACGGAGGATGAGTTTATATTTGCTCTTTTGATGTCTCGTGATACTGGATGGACAATGGGGCATAGCTCTCCTACATGGAACAGGACAGACACAGTTCTAAACGTTACAAAAGGGTATGAGACAACGGAAAGCGTAAAAGATTTGAATGCCTATCCACTTGTGAACCCTACAGGTGTTGTTATTGTGGATGATATAGACAACAATGGCACTCCTATACAGGCAATGACTTTCGTTGGAAATGCTTTGGTGGGTATTTCTTCTGAAATTGACAAAACGAAGCTCCTTCCTATTTCAGAAAATCTTTCTTATCAGATTTCTTTTAAGGTTAAAACATCTTCCACAAGCAACCAAAATTTGAAATTCGGTGTGGAAGTGTTTAACGAAGCCGTTCAACCTATGATATGTAAGGAGTCTTATGGAAGTGCAGAGAGCAACAATTTTGTTTCCGGCAGCAAAGGAATCCTGGAACTTCCTGTAGCCGGAGTGTATTATGAATGTCGGGCAATTCTATCGAGAAAGAACAGGGCATACGCGAAGCAGTTAGAGCTTAATTTCTCGAAAGGGAGAGGGCTTCAAATGAAAGACGGAATGAAATTCTTGTCATTAAGTCTTTCACAAGACAGGTCAAATTCTTCCGCTCTTGTGTACATTTACGATATAAAGATAAAACCGCTTTTCCTTCCGTTCTATCAAGGTAATTTAGGGGAAAAGGACGTGATAGCTGCTTATTATCTTAATAATTCCCTTACAAGTGAGAAAGGAGTAAAAAAATTTACAGAAGATTACCTTGTTACCTACAAAAACATAATGAGTAGTGAGGATATTCAGCCTTTGAAAGAGAAGAATGTTATTTTCAAAGTATTGTCGGATAGGGGAGCTTACATAGAAGGAGCTTCTATTTCCATTTTAGACAAACGTCTTGTGACGGACAGAAACGGGGAAGCATCTATTGTACTTTATCCTGGTGATTATTCTATTGATGTGGAGAAGTCTTTGTTCATGAATATAGAAGATAGATTGTTTCAGGTATTGGAAGACGACGAAGAAACGCAGGCGGAATATATTCAAATGCAAGGAGATGTGTATGAAAGAAAAGTCACGTTCGTTGTAAGGGATGAAGGCGAAAGACCTATACAAAATGCCCTTGTTACTTTTAATGGTGAATTTAAATATACGGATTCTTCTGGTAATGCCATATTTATGGCTTTTCCTGGTTTATATCCTTATACTGTAAGCAAGACGGATTATTATACCATAAGTAAGAACATCAATGTACAAGACGATCAATCCGAACCTGTAACGCTTATATTGATACCAAGATATACGGTTACATTTACGGTGACAAATTCATCTACTGGCGCAGTGGAAGGTGCAAATGTGACACTTACCGCAAAGGACAGACTGGCAACAGAGGATACTGTCGCTTATTCGGAAAGCAAAAGAACGGGCACGAATGGGAAAGTGACATTCACGAATATATTGGGAGGTGATTACACTTATCTTGTTGAAAAGCAAAACTGGATTCCTGTAAATGGGGATGTTGTTGTGGACAGTAATAAGGATATACAAGTGAGCTTCAATCCTATGCCTACTTTTAACATGACGTTTACTGTAAATGATTACAACACCTTTACGGGAGAGAAAAAGCCTTTAAATGGAGCTACCGTAAGATTTGCAGGTTTGACAAAACAGACTTCTGACAATGGGCAGGCTGTTTTTGAAGGAGTGTTGGGAGGAAAATATTCTTATGATGTATTTTACGACAACAATCATCAACGGGTATATGTGGAAAACTATGAGTTTTATAATAATTCGAACCTTACGATAGACTTGAAACAGCTTACCTATAAGACTACTATCAAGGTGTACGGCGCAGGAGGAACAGTCGTTGAAGGTGCGAAAGTGAAAGTAAACGATAAGGATTTTGTGCAGGAAGATTCTTCTGGTGTTGTGTTGGAACTTCCCAATGGACAATACACTGTCATAGCATCCTATGAGGAATATGAGGACAGAGAGCAGCAATTTACTGTAAATGGAAATGATCAAGTGGTGAGCATCTATATGGATCAAACCTTGTATGATCTTACATTTGTTGTAACAGAGGATAACGGTATCATTTCCAACGGTACAAGAATAACACTTAATCAAGGAGGTGCAGGAGAACAAACAGGTCTGACTAATAACGGACAGATCAAATTCTCTGTTCCGAGAATGCGTTATGATTGGGTGGCTTCGAAGCAATATTTCAGTAACCAGACAGGGGTTGTGCAACCAAATGACCTTCCAAAGACGGTGAATGTTGCAATGCCAAGAAAAGAAACGAGAGTGCAGTTCTATGTTTATAATTCCGATACAGGGCTTCCAGTTTCAGGAGCTTCTGTAAAACCAGAAGGGCTTAGTACGCAAAATACAGGGTCGGACGGTACAACGACCTTTACGATGCAGATGGGGAAAACTTACAGATATGAAGTTTCCGTTTATGACTATCAGCCTACGGAAGGTTCTGTCACAGTTAATCAGGAATCAATGCCACAACAAAGGGTAGGTGTTTCTAACAAGACTTACAGTGCTCATATTACAGTGAAATCCCGAAATGGATATAACATTAATCGAGCTTACGTAACTTATGGAGGAAAGAGTGGATACACCAATTCACAAGGACAGCTTACACTTACTGGAATACAATCAGGGTCGTATAATGCCACTTGTACGGCAGACAATTATCAATCCCAAACGAAAAACAATATTGCAATATCGGGAGCTGACACGTATATAGATTTCACTCTTGACTATGAGCTTACGACAACTTATATTTATCTTAGAAAGGAAAATGTATTGCAACCTTATGCTTCCGTGAATATAAGAACTACCGCGCCTGACGGATCGTCTTATTACAGTGGTACAGATCAGACAAATGGAAGTGGTAGGATAACGGTTTCTTCTCCTTCTGGAGGTTATGTGTATGCTTCCGCTACGGATTCGGAATGTGTAGGGACAGGGGATGAATCAACGAACGCAGGAGGGAGCAGTATTTACCTTTATCTTTGGAAAGCTCTTATCGTTTCTTATAGCGGATCGCCTCAAATGCCATCTGTATCAAATGGCGTTTATGAAATAGTGGGGAGAGAAGTAAGAGTACAAGGCGGAAGTAGAAATACAAGTAACCCTTCTACTGTGTATGCCAATTTCAGAAATCATACAAGAGCTACTGCAATCAAACAGTGGCCCGAATCATTTTCTATTCAGGGAAGTTCTGGCACTTATAATGTGGACGCTGCCGGCGGCAACCATTCTGCCTTTAGAGGATGTACAAGTCTTTCATCGATTGCAACAAACACAATTCCTTCTATTTCAGGGGGTGTTATCTGTTGGTTTAGAGATTGCACAAGTCTTAGGTCTATTCCTTCTGGTTTGTTTACCAAAATGACAGGTAATTCTTGTGCGGGTGCTTTCTGGAGCAGTGGGGTTACAAGTCTCCCGAGTGGTCAACTTGTTCCTACTTCATGTGTTTATCATTCTTCCTTGTTTAGAAGTTGTAAGAGTTTGACTTCATGCGTTGGCAATGGTACTTTTGGAAGGGGAGGTGGCACAGAAGATTTCCATGCTGTATTTTTTGAATGTACGGCTTTGAAAAATACAGGAGGTCAATCAGCTACAAGTTCTCCATTTAGCAATTCAACGAATGCACAGTATATGCAATATACATTTCAAGGCTGCACAGCCATAACCGAACTTCCGGTATTATGGTTCAGATATTGCACAAGCATTGTTTCTTTTGTTGGTTGCTTTGTCGGTTGTACAAGTCTTGTCGACGGCTGGTCTACCGCTATGTTTTCTTACTCTTCGAAGGCAACAAATATGCAGTCATTGTTTGAGAATTGTACTTATTTGTCTATTCCTTATGGACAGGGACTTCCGTCAAGTGTAACAAACGCTTCAAGAATGTTTGCGAATTGTAGGAATTTATCTGATATATCTTCTTTTGATATGAAGAATGGAAAGTTGCAGAATGCAGAAAGTATGTTTGAGAACACGGGTGTGAAACAAATTCCCGCTAAGTTCTTTAATGATCTTACGACACTTACTAATCTTAGGAGATGCTTTGCAGGATGCACGTCACTCACTTCTTTTGGAAGAACAGGGAATTATGTAGGACAACCAGGAACATCTGCACGACCTGCGAATGTGGATATAGGAAATCAGTTTAATAATACCAATTTTGAGAATATCAGTGGTAATTTGAATTGTACTGAAATGTTTGCAAACTGTACAAATCTTTCTTTAGGAACAGAACAGACTTATGCGGTTTCATACACATCCCTATATGATAGGTCAGTGGCAGGGGTAGGAAAGGTTAATATGGACAGAATGTTTTATGGTTGCTCGAAACTTGGAACTGTCCCTGTTATTCAAATCCTTACAGGATCATCCAATTATGTAAAGATAACGGAGTCTGGGAACAATAACGTAACAAGTCATAGCCAGACTTTTACAGGCACAAATTGCGAGGGTGTTCCAAGTGGATGGAAATAGTAAGTCAAAAATAATTAAAATATTGAGTATGAGCAAGTTAAATGTTAGTAGAAATGTTTTTTTAGAGAAAGAAGAACTTTCAAATATGATTTCTTTCTTTGCTACAGCACCGCTTATGAAGGCGGTGCTACAGGCATCTTATTCTTTTGGGATGATTACGAATGACCCGTCTAAGATCAATCCAAAGACAGTTAACAAACCGGATAATACAGATGCTCTTATTGATCCTTTTAAAGTGGAAACCGGTACAAACTCTGGGACTATCAAGATTCTTCCCGGTATGGCTCTTACCAGCGCTGGGAACTTTATAGATATCAATGTAGAAGACAACATCGTTGTGCCGAATGACAGCAATTTCTATTGGGTGAAGATTGCATATAAAACAAGAAATTACGAAAAGGGATATGTAAGCGTAAACTCACAAGGTATTGTGTCTGGTTCGGTTGATTTTTCAGGCAAGGTGAGAGGGCAGTCTTCGTCAACTCCTGTTTCTATTAGGTTTGAAAAACAAGACGGTTCTGTTCCTTTGAATAATGGCGTTTATCAGATTGTAAACATAATTGACAGCCAAAACTTACTTCTTACATCCGCAACTACATTTGTAGCGGAATCGAATTTAAGAGCTATTGTGCTTGGGACACTTCCTTTGGGAGGTGTATTGACTTCCGAGCAGCGAAACGGTTTATACACTTATGATGATTATGCCATTTCTTTAGTCCCAGAAGTAAGCATCAGCACTCCGCCAGACAAAGAAGTGGATGAATATTATATCGCTCGTGTACAAAATTCTGGCGGCACGGTATCTGTTTACAATGAAGTGAAAAGCGAATATTGGTCGCTTGGGAATATATTCATGTCAACTTCTAAAAGTTAAGGCTTATGTTACGGTTTTATTATACGGTCAGTTCGGGATATAACAGTCCGCAGTCCAAAGTTTCAGATTCGTTGGGTGGATATAAATCTTCCACTCTTGTGCCTAATGATGTATTTGGTAATTTATTTGATGAAATAAGCCTTAATTTGGCTTCAAATCCTCATAGCCAATATGTTGCTCTTGTTTTGAAAAATGAGGGCACAGAAACACTTAAAAACGTCGAATTATGGTTTTCTTCTGTAACGGATAACCCCTATGGAACAATCACGGTAGGAGCTATAGGGATGGGAAAGGATGAAGAAGAAAATCCAGTTACTTCGCGCACATCTTCCATGAACGAAAAACCTTATTGGATTCAATTTTATGAAGCAAAAGAGGAAGAACCGGTATCGCTTGGTGACATGGAAGCTGGGGATGAAATTTGTTTGTGGTTCTGTCGGTCGCTTGATAAGAAAATTATAAAAAATGACTATGATCTTGTGGCAGAGAGAGATATGAACACGCAGAACCGCTATAAAAAGGTGGAAAAGCAAACGGAAGAAATATTTAACATTAATTTGCTTTGGGAATAAATACAATAATTGTATTTTTGTCGGTGTAAGGGGAGAGAAATTTCCCCTTCTTTTAACTTCAAAAATATTAAGTTTTTGTATGCAATAATTGTAATTTAGATATGACAAGAAAAGAGGAATTTAAACTGATTTACAGTTATTTACAAGGAAAACTGTCAAGTAACCCAGCTTACGAGTTCCGTCCAAAAAGAAAGGACAGGGAGAAACTGGACGAGTTTTTGTCCAACGACAAAGTAGGGAATCTTTGGGAATACCTTACATTTCAGTTCAACCGACAGATGTTTGTTCTCAAACTATCCAATCTCCCTGTAGTTCCTCTTATGAATGTCATAGGGAAAACAGCCATAGACAGATGGAGAAAAAGAACAAAAAGGGATATATACTTCACTTCTAAATTTGTGATGGAAAATGAACTTTTTAATCCTATAGAAAATGAAGAAGGTGGTATTTCGGAAAGTTACCTGGACGAGCAAAGGAAGCTCTATTTCGATTCTCCTGAAGGATATATCCTATGCGACAGTTTCGATGGCTATTTGCTTGATGAAGAAAAATGCAAAGGTTGCAGATATATACGGTTATGTAAGGAAAAAGAGAATGAAAAGAAAGAAAGAACTTGAAGTAAAGATTGCTCCTTGCTTCTATGACACAAAAAGAGCAGAGCTTTTGGTCGTAAGGTATGGATGGTTCGGAAACCTCAAATGCCTAAAGAGTTTCGGTTTTATTTATCTTTCGGATAAGAGAAGTGAAGAAAAGATAGATTGGGTGATTGAATTAGTAGAGAGGTTTAACAAAATACAAAATATGCGATATGAAAGAAGAAAGAACAATGTATGATGTGCGTTATGCCCTTACAAAAGGAACTATAAACAAGGTTATTGTGGAGGGTAGTGAATTTAAGAATAAGGATTTGGTAATTGTCAAAGGGGAATGCGTTTTTTCAAAAGTAGGCAGTGATGTTTTCTTTACCGAAGAAGAAGCAAGGAAAAGTGCTAATGGAAAGGTTAGAAAACGGATATTGTCATTGGAAAAACAGATTGAAAAGTTGAAAGCTTTAAAATTCTGACAGTATGGGAAAGAGGAAACATAAAGCAAGACAAAAATTTCTTGATTCTCTTACAGAAGAAGAGAAGGTGAAAAGAGGTATGTGGGGATATTTACCAACAAAAGACGGGAAGAAAGTCTTATGTAGAGGGAATATAAATATAATGGTTTTTATCCCTTTAAGAACAAAAGAAGAACCTGTAGGCTTTTGGTCTTTTATACAGGACGGAAAACTTTTGGGTAACTGGTGATATGGGACTGCAAAAGAAAGAAAAATATGAAGTGAGACCTTGTATCTATTGCAAGCAAAGCCATTATATCTACAATAGGATGAAGTGGCTTTGCAAGGAATGCGACAAGAAAACAGGGAAAGAAAGAAGAGGTGACCTTAAAACCCTATTCATGGAAATATGGGAAGAAAGAGAACATGTCTGTGTAAAATGCGGAAAGTCTTTAGGGGACGAACCGAAAGCTATTTTCTTTTCACATATACATTCACGCGGAGCAAGACCGGATTTGAAAATGGACAAAAGCAACATTGAACTTCTTTGTTCTGCTTGCCACAGATTGCACGAATTTGGAGAAAGGGAAATTTTATGAGGAAAGTGAAAGAAAATATGTGCAACTTATAAATCTTGAAACCATGAAAGTATGTTGGACAGAAGAAGGAAACTACTTCGAAGGGGAAGTGATTGATTCCTACCCTGTAGAAGATGGAACGATGTTAGTGGTGGAAGCAGAAAATGGCAGAAACCGATTCGTTCTTAGAGAATGGAACACATTAATTGAAATAGGAGAGGGTGAGAATGCAATTAAATGAAAACATAGAATTGCTCTTGACTTCTATTTCCGAATTGCTTGGGGATATGAAGATGAATGTTTTCAAAGAGAAGCTGGAGAATGTGATTGCTTTTCCAAGTGACACAAGTGTAGCGGATTTCATAGAAGAATATACGAAATGGAGCGGAAAGAACTATTTCAAAAAAGAGAGACTATTTGTCTTTGCAAATGGGAAACTGGCACTTACAAGGATATATATCATTTCTGCTGAAATGAAATATACGGATGAGGGAATGCCGGAGATAATCATAAATGAAATGCCGGATGCTGTCAATTTAAAGGATAACCCCTATAAAAACATCCATATACGGTACGAAAATGAGGATGATTGTTCTCGTGATTTTGATAGACTGAAATTAGTTTTAAACTGATAGAGCGTGGAAATATTAACAAAAAATTTGAATCTTACAGGAATGACAGAGTATTTCAATCAACATTTTTCGAAAAGAAATGGTAAGAAATTCACTCTGTGGGATATTAGAGCTTATAGCATGACAGGGAATGTTCCTGTTTATATAGGTGGAGGAAATCTGTATATTGACCCATGTGTCCCAGAAGGAGGAAATGTAAGACTTTGGCAGCTTGTGAGAGATACAAACAGACAAAAATCAAGAAGATGAAAACAAAAGTGTATGTTAGTTTGCCTATAACAGGGTATGATTTGGAAGAAACAAAGAAATATGCAAATCAAGTTAAGAAATGGCTTGAAGAAAAGGGATATGAAGTGGTAACTCCTTTTGATGCTTGCAGTGAACCGGATAAACCGTATTCCTATTACATGGGAGAGAGCGTTAAGGCTCTTTTGGAGTGTGATGCCGTTTATTTTGTTTTTGATTGGGCAATATCAAAAGGCTGTATGGCAGAGTTTGAAATAGCAAGAGTTTACGGGAAACAAATAATGATGTAGAGATGAAAAGTGCAAGCAAGTATATAATTTGTTATGACCTTGAAACTTCCGGGCTTCCTTCCGCAGAAAAACCGGCTTTTGATGTTATTGCGGCGATAGAGGTTGCCTTTGTTGTCATAGATATGGAAAAATTGGAAGTATGCGAAGAATTGTCTATGATATTTCCGCGTGACTACAAAGAAGGTCTTGTCTATTCTTCGGAAGCAGAAGCGGTACACGGGATAACAGAAACAATCCAAAAGGAAAAGGCTATACCTCTAAAGGATATATTCAAGAAATGCCAGGCACTTTTTAAGAAGTACAAGAACCCCAGACAAATGTGTACATTATGCGGACATAACATAGTAGGGTTTGATAATGCCTTTTTGGAGAACTTCTTCAAGTTTATGGGGGATGATCTAAAGAAGTATGTAAAGTTTTCCATTGACACTATGCAAATGGCGCACATGTCTTACCCGGAATTGGAAAACTATCAGCTTCATACCGTTTGCGAAAAAGAAGGTATTGATTTGGTGAATGCACATCGTGCAGGTGATGATACCTATGCTAATGCGCTTTTGATGATCAATTTTGTAAAAAAGTTAAGGGGAGAAGGTGTGTCTGACAGTGGAACTTCATCTGCACGAAATCCTTTCAGAGAAAAATTTGCTTTATAGAGATGGCTGTCATATACAATTCAAAAGGAGGAATACTTACTGAACTACAATCAAAAAGGTTGTTTACAACGGTGGACGACATTATAGACCGACTTCCTTCCACTACTGTGCGATCTTTGTTTTCTGGTGGCAGTAGAAAGGATTTGGATAAAATGTTAGACACTATAATCAACCAGACCGAGTATGCCATGAATTTTGGACGTTCGCTTGACACGGAAAAGCTTGGGTATGTGGACAATCTGTTTGCTTCAATGGATGAAAATCTAAGGATTCTGTCTTTTAACTATTTCAAGGCGACAGTCCTTTCTAATTTCAATATGGGATGGCGAAACTTGGAATGGGGGAATCTTACACAGTTATTTCCCTGGAGCAGCTATTTATGTTCACGAAGCAGCGGAAAGTGCGAAGCTCCTGATACTTTGATAGTTATGGCGGATGGTTCGCTAAAAAAAGTCCAAGATATAAGAGTAGGTGACAAGGTGATGGGACAAGACTTGAAATGTCGCAATGTCTTGGAACTGCATCACGGAGAAACCTATATGTACGAAGTAAGACAGAAAGGCGGAGATAGCTATATAGTAAGCGAAGGACACATCCTTTGTCTTGCTGACGGCACTTATATCCCTGTTGAGATTGCTGAAATGAACCAAAGGAGAGGTGCTAAATATGAAGGTTATAAAGTTTCAAGGGATGGAAAATTCAAGAAAACGGAAATCTTTATAACCTTACTGGATGAAGGTGAGTATTACGGTTTTGCTTGTGACGGAGATCATAAGTTTTTGCTCGCTGACGGCACAGTAACGCACAACAGCTTCGAGTGGTGCTATGCGTTCCCTTTATGGAGGTTATACTCCTATACACGTCCTATGTTGTATGGAGGGGATACGATAGACAACAAGAACCGGAAAGAAACCGCTATGATCACAAATACAATGACACTTGCAAAAGTGCATGTGAACAAGATTATAGAGGAAATATCCACCAATGATATATTGAAGGAAAAACTTGATCCGAACGGCAAGGCTAAACTTGGAGAAACGGCAATAGAAGGTGAAAATGGTGCGATTCTTCATGTTCGTGGTAAGGATGGTTTTATTCGTGGTTTGCACGTTGGAGCAGCAATCATAGATGATATGCCAGATGAAAGTTCTCTTTACAGTGATGAGCAAAGAGAAAAGCTAAAGGAAACATTTAGAGGGACTATTACTCCTATTGTTGAGCCTTACGGATATCTGATTGTGTCCGGTACGCCTTATTCTACTGCTCCTAACGAATTGTACAATGTCATTAAGGGAGATAAGCGTTTTTATCTGTTTGAATATCCTATCATATTCCCGGACGGACGACCTCTTGCTCCTGACAGGTATATGTTTGAAGATATAAAAAGGAAAAGGACAGAACTTGGTTCTATTGTGTTTGCACGAGAGTACCTTGTGATTCCTATTTCGGACAACTCAACTATTTTCCCATATGAATATCTTAGAAGGGCAACTACCGGCATGGATAAGGTTTCCTTTGCGGACAGCATAGAGTTTTATCCGTTCGAACTTCAAAGGGTGGTAGTGGGATGCGACTTTGCTGTTTCCGGTAATATTGGTGCTGACTACACCGTCTATTCCGTTTGGGGAGTTGACTTTTCTGGTAATTACCATCTTGTGAATTATTTCAGGGCAAAAGGTATGTCTCACAATGAGCAGGTGGACAAGATTGTTCTTTTCAATCGTCTGTATAAGCCTGACAAGATCGTGTGCGAGGCTAACGGATTCCAAGGGATATTGTCAGCACTTGCAAGAGAAAGAGGACTTACCAATATCGAACAATTTACCACTACGGAGGGAAACAAGAAGGACTTGTACACCGGACTTCCGTCTTTGTCTGCTATGTTTGAAAGAGGACAAATCAGAACGCCTTATAAGGAGGGCGAGACAAGGGAAAAGGTGGAATTGATGTTTAGTGAATTTTCTTCTATCACTTTTAGAAGCGATAAAGGAAAACTGGAAGCAAGTTCAGGACATGACGATCTATGCCTCTCAAGCTGGTTTGCAATAAATACCTTACGTGAGGAAGGTGAAAGCAGTGGTTTTAGTATTAATCTGGTTTAAAATTTGGTATCGTGAATAAATTGAATCCTGGCTTTATGTCCGAAATATTTAAATTGATGTTTTCGGATGAAGTCATAATGTGCATAGCATCGGAGCATCTGAAATATGAATTGATCCCTAAAGAATGGTCTGGATACAAATTCATACTAAGAGAAGCTGTCGATCAATATAGAGAAAAGGGGAAGCTTCCCGCGCTTGGTGCTATCTGTCAAAAATTTTCTGATAATGACTTTGTGTTGGATGCTGCAAAGGAAATAAAGAAAGCCAATCTGATAGACAGAGAAATAGCAATAGACCAACTTCAATCGTTTGTGAAAGAGACGGAGTTCGAACTTCTTTCCAAAAGGGTACATGACCTTTACGAAGAAGGAAAGAAGGAAGAAGCTATCCGTGTGAACGCGGAAGAATCGCAAAGGATTGTGGAGATGTCTTTTCGTTCCAAATCAGGGGGTTTTCAGTCTGTTTTCGGGGGTTTCCAGCAACGTATGATTGAAAGACGCATGGAAGCTGCTACGATAACGGAAAAGCCAGTAAAAATTCCTTTTGGAATCGACAGGTTGGACGATGTATCTTTCGGTGGCATGGAAATAGGGGACACAACGCTTTGGATTGCTCGCAGTGGTACGGGTAAAGCGTTGACTTTGGACAGCAAAATTCTCACTCCTACTGGTTATATTTTGATGAAAGATGCTAAGGTAGGGGATATTATTTGTGATAGAAAAGGCGGTACTCAAACAATAGTTGGCGTATATCCTCAAGGAAGAAAGAAAGCGTATCGAGTAACTTTTGCAGATGGAAGTTTTGTTGATTGTAGCAAAGATCATCTTTGGACGATATGGGATAATTATCACAACTCAAAAGGTTATGAAACTATGCCTTTGTCGGAAATGATGGAGAAAGGAATTAAATTTGGCGGACACCATAACGGACAAAAATATCTTACTAAAAACAATATTGTAAGATACGGTTCTTATCCGCGTCCTCGTTTTTCTATACCATTGGTGGAAGGCGTTGATTTAGGAGAAAAAGAAGTTTTTATTGATCCTTATACGTTAGGCGTTTTATTAGGCGATGGAAGTTTTTCTGATAAAGCTGGTAATTTAACTGTAACGTTGCCAGACAATGAAATTATGGAAAAATTGAAGTTCCCAGAACAGATATACCTTAAATATGTAGCAAGGTATGCGTATAGGATTAATAAAGGGGAAAGTGAACATAATTTTCATTATTACTTAAAAAAATACGGACTTTTTGGGAAACTTTCTCACGAAAAGTTTATTCCAAAAGATTATATTTTCAACAATAAGAATGTTCGATTAGAGGTTCTTAGAGGGCTTTTAGATACAGACGGGTATGTTGAAAAAACAGGACAAATAGAACTTTCTCTATCTTCTAAACAATTAATAGAAGACGCTACTTTTATTGCAAGGTCATTAGGATGTTTGTGTAAAATATCAGAACCAAAAAGAGCTTCTTATGTAAACAAAAAAGGAGAAAGGGTTATTTGTAAATACAGATATAGATTGAGAATCACCCCTCCTAAAGGATTAGATTTATTTCATCTTTCAAGGAAACACGAAAGAGAGATAAATCCTAAGAAAAAGAATTTTGTTGAAAGAAGAATTGTGTCCGTTGAATATATTGGCATAAAAGAAATGCAGTGCATAAAAGTGTCAGGAAAAGAAGGACTTTTTCTTACAAATGATTTTATCGTTACTCACAACACGACTGTATTAAAATGGCACGGCTATTTTGCTGCCCTTAGAGGTGTCCCGGTTCTTCATATTCAATTGGAAGGTGGCGTTAAAGCCTGTATGCAGATATATGATCAGCTTTGGTCAAACCAGTCCTATTCCAATATCAAGTCAGGCAACATTGATCCCAACGATAAGAAAAAGATCGAAAAGGCGATTGAAGAAATTAAAGAAGCCGGTTCAGATATAGAGGTGTACGGTTTCAAGAAGTTCGGACAGGCTTCTATGAGCGATGTAAGGCAGCTATGCTACGACTATTTCAATACACACGGGCGTTTTCCTGGGTTGGTAGTTTTGGATTCATTGGATTTGGTAAAGACCGGCATTTCCAAAAAGATAGACAGTGATCCCGATCATAAGAAAGAAAAGCTACAGACTTGTGCGCAGCTTCTAAAGAACCTTGCCGACGAGATTGAAGCTCCTATTATCACAGCAACACAAACAAGTGATGTGCCTTTTGAAGTATGGAACAATCCTGACAAAGTAATAGACCGTTCCTATACGGAAGGAGACAAGACACTTGTAAAACCTTTTTCCTTTGTGTTCACGTTAAATATGACAATAGAGGAAAAGTCCAACGGCACGGCACGTATTTATGTGGACAAATTGCGTGACTACAAAGAAAGTCAAGAAGTGATAACGATTGCCACCAATTATGACAAGCGCAGGTTCTATCACAGGGGACGGACAATGGAGATGTACAACCAAATATCTGAAAGGAAGGAAGCGAAAAAGACGGCAAGGAAGAAAAAGTCTGACGAACAAAAGATGGAAAGCATTTAAAAAGAATAACCTAAAATTTTAGTGATGTGATACGGATTGACGAAGAAGAAGTAAAGGCTGTGTTCGGACTTAGAATATTCGGTTCGCAAGGGTGGCTTTCAAATAAAGGGATGCCTTGTCCTTATTGTGGAAAGGAAAAGAAATGGGGTGTCAAGATAGATGTGCACGGGGGAGTTTTCCATTGCTGGAAATGTGGAACAAAAACATCTTTCAAGGATTTTCTGGAAAAGGTAGGAAGAAAAGACCTTATACGGATGGAATATCAAAATTCCATAAGCACAAAACTTACTCCTTTGAAAGATGAGAAAGAGGAAAACGAGGAAGAAGAACTTCCTATTCCGAAACTTCCTTTCCGTCTTAAAAGAATATTATCAGACAGTTATCTTGATGGAAGGGGTTTTAAGAAATGCCATTACGATCTTTTTGAGCCTTCCGAAACAAATTCCGTTCTTGAAAAGAACTTGCGAAACTATATCATTTTCAAAATGAAGATGGATGGTAAGCTGGTAGGATGGCTTGGAAGGAGTAGGTATTCTAAAGAATGGCATAAAAAGGATTTGGAAAGGGCAAAGGAAACAGGAACTAAGCCTCATTTAAGATACGAAAACAGCATAGGAACGAACTTCACGAAGATACTGGGAGGCTTTGACGAGCTTTCTTCTTCGGTCAAAGATGCTATCATAGTGGAAGGGTTGTTTGACAAGGTAGGAATAGACAATCTTTTGCAGCTTTGGGATTGCAACAGTTTGAAATGTGTTTTTACGTTTGGAAATAGCATCAGCAAGGAACAAATCTCCTACTTGGAAAGAAAAGGTATCAAGAATGTGATCCTTATGTATGATGATGCAACTGTGGAAGAATCGAAAAGCGCAGGACTTATGTTGGGAAAGAAATTCAACACAAAGATAGCCTATCTTTATAAGCCAGGGGTTGATCCAGGAGATATGGATATAGATTATTTGGACGATGTGCTAAGCAATCTCTATGATCCTATTAATTTTTATGTATCTAAAATTAAAAAGTTGTGGTAGTAAGAATTAACTTTGTCGAAAATCATATATCATCATGGAAAAAAGCAGAGAATTGTCGGTAGACGAATATTTGAAGGTACTTCAACTGGAATACCTTACAAACAAAGTAAGAAGCCTTATTTTTGATCGTCCTGAATTTGTCAAGATGGCTTCTGATATAGCAGAGTTCAAAAAGGAAAGGATAGAGCTTCTTTCCAAACGTCACTTCAAATCTTCTATTTTTATGTCAACGGAAGAGTTTTTGAACTTTTATGAGAACGAGTTCTTGAATCCTTTCGGACTTCCCAATTTCCAGTATAGTAATGATAATAAAAAGCGTGCTTCACAGTGGTATTGGGATGTTGTTCATTTGCTTGGGAAGAATCAGGTTGTCATTTATAAAGACAATGAATATTCTGTATTGGGAAACAACATGAAGGATCAGACGGTTTGCATTCAGATAGGCAAAAAGAAGAAAAATGTAAAATATTCAGAAATCAAGATACAGAAACTTGTGATGTGTTTTGATGGTAAATTATTATAAATCAATAAATTATTTAGAACTATGAATTTTAAAGAGTATGAAGCTCACGCAGCTTCAACAGCTTGCTATGCAAAAGAGGTAGCTATTCCGTATGTGATAATGGGTCTTACCGATGAACTGGCAGAAGTTTATGAAAAAGTAGATTGCGCAGCCGAAGCAAAGGAAATTATAAAGGAAATAGGAGATGTCCTTTGGTATGTTGCCATGATAAGACAGGAACTTGATTTGCCGGAATTGGAATTTCCCGAAATCATTTTAAAACTGAATGACGAGGATGTTTATCGTTTAAGCCCTTCTTATTTGCTACAACAAGTAGGCATTATCAGCGGACATGTAAAGAAATTCTTCCGGGATGATGATTACAAAGCTGGATTCTCGGAAAAAAGAAAAGAGGCGTGTCACAAGGCTTTGGAACAAATTTTACAAGGCTTGCAGAACCTTGCCATTTACATTGAAGGAGACAAAGGTGACTATTCTTTAATGTCTATTGCAAAGGGGAATGTGGAAAAGTTGGCTAAAAGAAAAGCCGAGAATAAAATACATGGGGACGGTGACAACCGGTAACGATTATGGTACGTGCTGTTACTTTTTTAGGAGCTTCTTGCGTTGGAAAGACATCTGTTTTTGATCTTATCGAAAAGGATAGGTCGTTTGCCAGATTCGCCAAAATAGGCAGCATATCAAGACAACTTGTAAAGGAAGGGGAAATAGACCCTTCCTTTAATTCTGTCCCCAGTCAAAGGGCGATATTTGACAAGTATCTTGAAGTGCTGCACGGTGAAAACTATATTTCCGATAGAAGCGTTATTGATGTTCATGCTTTCACAAGGACACTGCCCTATTCGGTTTCGTTAGATAATGAATTAAGACGGCAGTCAAACTTGATAAGTCTTAATGAATATTATCTTCCCGTTATCTTTTATTTTCCTATCTATTGGAATGTTGAAAGTGATGGAGAAAGATTGGACGATGAAAACAGGAGAAGAAAATGGGACAGTGAGATAAGGAGATTCTTAATAGACAAGAGATTACCTTACGAAGTAATGCCAAACGACACTCCTTTTAATAGGGTAAGGTTCATAAAGGGTGTACTTTCTACAAGAATGAATTTACGTTAAATTCATTGTTAAAATCGGCAAAACTTCAATTATTGTATGCAATAGTTGTATATTTGCCGATAGAAAACGAAAAGAAGAAATATGGAAAATCTGTTTAACGAGTTGGAAGAATATCTTTCTTCCAATACAATACAATACACTTCTGACAGGGAAAACTATACTGTGTCATTTGATGGGAAGACATACGAGCTTTTCCCTCCAAATGATGATGGGTATTTCTTTGATGAAGATTTTCGGTGGGACAATGAAACTACCGAATATGATGGATATGTCTTTCATTTTGGTGGCGTATGGTACACTATAGAGAAAGGACAGGAACGTGACCCTAAGCTGAATCGTGTAAAATGGAGAGGGCAAAGCGAAGTGGCAGGACTTTCTTCTAATTTTTTGGGTGTACACGGTTCATTTGAGCTTCTGAATGGAACAAGTTTATATTCCGATTGGGTAAAGAAAGCCAAATTCTTAGGGATTGAACGTCTTGGGATAGTGGAAAAAGGAACACTTGCAGGAGCTTTAAAGTTTCAGAACGCTTGCAAATCTGTAGGGATCATTCCTGTGTTCGGAATGGAAGTTCCTGTAAAAGATGAGAAAAAAGACATTTCGTTCACTTACAAAATTTATGCCCAAAACGAAAAGGGGTGGCAGCATCTTCTTGCATTGAACAAAGTTATCAATTGCGATTCTTCCGGGAAATTCATAACTCCTAAAGACATATCGGAACATACGGAGGATGTGTTTATTGTTTTTGATCCAAAAACAATTGATTATACTGATGTTCCTATTCTTTTAAGAAACAAGCATAACGTATTTTGGCAAGCTGATACAGTGGAATATGCAAAGTTCAACAGAGATACAGAATATCTTACAAACTTTGAAGCCTTTTATAAGTCGAAAATGAAGCCAGTTGCCCTTTGCGATGCCTTCTATATTGAACCAGAGTATTACATTTTAAGGGAAACTGTAAATAAAATAGGAAAGAAGGTTAATCATAAATCCTACAACCAGTATTTTAAGGATGAAGTGACTTACATGGAAGAACTTCTTTCTTTATTTGGGGATCAGTCTATAGGGGAAGCCTTTTATTTAAAGGCACGGGAAAATATGGATATGATTGCGGAAAGTTGCAATTTTGAAATTCCTACTGATAGTAGACATCTTCCTCGTTACGAAATGACAAAAGAGGAAAAAGAAAAGTATGAATCCAACGAAGATATGTTTGATTCCCTTATCTATGAAGGCATAGAGAATAAGCCGGAACTTTTAGAAGACTATTCGGAAGATGTATTGGTAGAAAGGATTGAAAGGGAATCATCCATTATTAAATTTGGTGGTGTTATTGATTATTTTTTGGTTCTAAGAGATATTGTAAATTGGTGTAAGGAAAACAACATTTTGTTAGGTGCCGGTCGTGGAAGTGCATCAGGTTCACTAATTTCTTATCTTTTTGGTATCATAAATACGCATCCTTTGAAGTTTAACTTACTTTTTGAAAGATTTTTGACAAAAGGACGTTTGGGACACTTTGAAAAGCAGGAAGTTTACGAAGTGACACTGGAAGATGGAACTAAAAAGATTCTTCCTATCAATGTTACTACCAAAAATTTAAAAGTAGGTGACGATATATTGGTTTAATAGATAGAACAGAAAATATGAAAATTAAAGAGCTTAAAAAAATAACAGTGGAGCGATTTGTGTCTGGATCGCTCCCTGATTAATTGCCCCCTTGTTTTCGGACAAGGGGGAGAGTTAGACATTGATACAGATGTGCCGGGAGAGTATCGTCCGGCAGTTAAAAAATACATGGAAGAACGTTTTGGAGAAACACAGGTTTGTTCTGTAGGTACATACACTACCTTGCAGATAAAACAAGCTATAAATGACGTAGGAAAGATTTATGGAGCTTCCATTCCTACGCTTAGAAGAATTTCCAAAATGATAGAAGATGTGAAGACGGAGGAAGATTTTCTAAGACTTGCCTGTAGAAAGGAAGAAATAGCACAATTCGTGAACAAATATCCCGAAATGATGAATGTCGTTTTCCTTCTTCTTGGGCAACAAAAGGCAGCTTCCATTCATGCTTGTGCCATGATGATTTTCCCAAAGGAAAAGACAATGTACGAGTGGTGTCCTGTAAGAAAAGTGGACGATCTTGTCGTTAGCGAATGGGAAGGCGGAGAAATGGATGAGGCAGGGTTTCTGAAAGAAGATATTTTAGGGATCGAACAGCTTGACAAGTTCAATGACATTTTGAATTTGATAGAAAAGAATACGGGAAAGAAGATCAATCTCTATACAGATATAGAATATGATGATCCAGAAGTGTACCGCTATTTTGCAAATGGCTGGCTTAGCGATATATTCCAATTCTCTGCAAAGGGACTTTCTTCTTACACGCAGAAAATGAAGCCTAAAAATATGGATGATGTGATTGCTGCACTCTCCTTGTTTCGTCCTGGGCCAATGGAAAACGGTTTTCACATGGATTATATTGCATTGAAAAATGGAGAAAAAGAACCTGAATATCCTATTGGCGCAGAAGAAATATTGAAAGATACTTATTCTACCTGGACATATCAAGAACAGATAATCAAAGCAGTTCAAACTCTTGCTGGATTTACAGAAGAAGAAGCGGACGGCACTCGTGCAGCTATTGCGAAGAAAAAGAAAGATAAGGTTGAAAAAATTCATCCAAAATTTGTTGATGGTTATGTAAACAAATTTAAAGATAAAGGAGTGACGAAGGAGTATGCAGAAGCACTTTGGGAACAAATGAAAAAATTTGGTTTGTATGCGTTCAATAAATCCCACGCTGCTGCTTACGCTATTAACGCTTACAATTCTTTGTGGTTGAAAGTACATTATCCGTTGGAGTTTTGGTCGGTTGCCTTGTCTCGTGCAAGTAAAGATGATTTTCCCCGTTATATTAATGAGATGAATCAAACGGAAGGGATCGAAATCAAGCCCGTTAATATCAACAAATCTGATGTTGGTATCGTAGGTGATAAAAAGAGCAATAGTGTTTACTGGGCACTTAACGCCACCCAACAAGTCGGAGAAAAGGCACAACAACAGATCATTGAGGAACGGGGAAAGAATGGAGAGTATTTTTCTTTGGAAGAGTTTGTAGACCGTCATTCCTTTAAAGGTTCTTCTGTTAATAAGTCCACTGTTGAAAACCTTATTTATTCAGGTGCTTTTGACGAAATGGGCGAAACGAGAGAATTTTCCAATATCTTCTCTGCAAGGGAATATATGCTTGGGAAATATCGAGAAAAGAACCGTATCAAGATAGATAGGGAAAAGGACGAATACAGCGTTGCTTTCAGCAAAAACAAGATAGGTAAGGATTGGTGGTGGCTTTTGCAACAGAAAAACAAGTCCGGTTTCGCTTTCTTTGATTACAAGAAATTGGTAGAGGAATACCTTCGTCCGAAAGCAAAGACTGCGGAATATTACGATGTGGACGATTTGCAGAACTATGACGGTTCTACTTATAAAATGGCAATGGTGGGAGGATATGTGTTGGAAGTGGAAGAAAAGGAGACAAAAACAGGGGCATTTGCCAGCCTTCTGCTTGAAAACAACTACAAATTCCTTCGTGTGGTGATATTCCCTGCCGACTATATGGACAAAGAAGAATATATCCAAAGTTGCAAGAAGAACATCTTACTACTTACTGGAAAGGTTTCTTTTGATAGGTTTAAAGAGGAATATGTGATACAAGCAAATGGAAACAGTCAATTTATAAAATTGGGAGTGTGATGGAAAAAGAAGAGAAAGAAAAGATTTTATGGGATTGTATTGAAAATCGTGCCGGTGAAAGGGCAAAAGATTTTTCATTTCCGATAGATATTTTTAATGGCATTTTAGATGCAATGGAGCAGTATGCTAATTTAAAGATGAAAGAAAATGAAATTGGTTAGGAATATTGGTGACAAGGCTATAGTCTTGATTTCAAATGACCTTAAAAATGAACTGGATATGGATGCTGTAACTTCTATAGACCATTCCAACCTGTACGGGGAGATAGCTACAAGTTCAGTCTTATTGAACAAAGTGGGACTTCTTCGTGCACAAGCTGAATCTGAATATGAAGCAGCAAAGTTGGAATTTTCTGTACATAAAGCACAGCTTTCTACAGAGATAAGACGGGAATCTATTGTGAATGCCGGAAAGGTCAAAGTGGAAGATATAGGACTTGTGAAACTTACAGAAAGTTCTTTGGAAGATATTCTTACTATCAATCCAGAGCTTAATGCAATGCAAAAGACACTTGTCAAGAAGAAAAAGCATTTGGCGGAAATAGATAGTCTCTATTGGGCGTTGCAGTCGAAAGACCGAAAATTAAACAATTTAGTTCCAAAAGTTACACCGGAAGAATTTTTGGATAATTTAGTGGAAGGAGAAATAAATACATTCATAATTAAAAAAGAAAAGTAACATTTTTATTATCAACATTTTAAAACATTATAGTTATGAAATTTGACAGATCGAAGTTCAAAAAACAGTCAGTAGAAGATTTGGATTCAGAAGTAAAGCAAGCAGAAAAGACAATGCGAAAGGGTGGTAAATCTTATACCGGATTTGCTACCGTCCAAAAAGGAAAGAATACATTCCGTGTAGCTCCTTCAATGGGTAAAGCCTATGTCGCTTGCAAAATGTCAAAGCTCCGCGTGGAAGTTCCTACTTATGACGAGAACGGTAATGTAACAGGAAAGGAAGTTAAAGACAAGAACATTTTTTGCGCGGACGTACATGGACGCAACCTTCTTAAAGGGAAAGACCCTATCGTCCTTTATTGCGACTATGTGAGAAAGAAAGCATCCGAAGAATATCAAGATGATACGGAAAGACGCAAGTACCTCAACCCTATCATGGGTTACAAGAAAGGTAACAAGTTTGTATGGGGTATCAATCCTACGCTGGCTTATGTTTGCTATGTGTATCAAGGGAATAAAGATTTTGCCCGTTTGCAGCTTTATGGAACATGGATGAACCGTATAAAGGAAATTTCTGTAGAACAATCTGATGATGATACGGTTTCATTTGATATCTTCTCACAGATGGAGGGTGCTTATCCTCTTGTAATCACGATGGGAGAAGATGATAAAGGCAAAAAGACTTATTCTTTATCTGCCGGCATACCGAAGAAAGGTCAGTCATGGGATGAATTTTTTGAAGAAACTGCTATCCCGGACGAAGACATGGAATATTTCTTGAATGAAGTGCCTTCGCTTGAAGAGATTTACAAGGATTCTTACAGAGCAAAGGATTTTGAAATGGCTTTGGATGGATTGAAACGCTTCGATGAAGAAAACAATTATGATATCTTTTCTGACGACGAGTTCTTGAATGAAATTGAAGAAATGGCAGCAATGCTTCCAGACGATAGTCAATCAGAGGAAGATAAGAAAACCCCATTTGACGAGGACGAAGATGAAGAAGAAAAACTCAAAAAGAAAACTGTAGCAAAGAAACCGGCAAAGGACGAAGATGAAGAAGAAAAACCTGCGCCTAAGAAACAGGTTGCAAAAGCTCCTGCTGCCGAAAAAGCTGCAAAAGTCGCTTCTCAACCTCCGCTTTCCAAAATGAAAGCCTTTTTGTCGCAATATATTGATGAAGAATATCCTGGCATGGAGATTCCATCCGATCTTACAATTACAGAACTTCGTGAATGGTACGATCTGGCACAAAAGGGAGAAGCGTTGCCTTTCCCGGAAGGTGAAGAAGATGATGCAGAACAGGAATATGAAACTGAATCTGACGATGATCGGGCAAAAGACGAACCGGAAAAGGAAGATAGGGAAGATGAACATCCCGCAGGGGAGGAAGAGGAATCTCCTATTGACGAAGAACAGACGGACAATGATGAAAAGTTATTGGAAGCCAAAAAACGCTTACAAGCTCTAAAAGCCCGAATGAAAAAGAAATAATTTTCTTTTCGTTTTCCTAATATATTAATCAGAAAGGGGATGGAGAATTTTGTGTTCCTCCCCTTTCCCAACAATTTCGATCATGAGCAGCAAATATTTAGCTATAATTTCAACGGATCATCATCTTACTGCCGATAATGCTACTATTATAAAAGATATTCTTTTGGAAGAACTTGACTTGGCAGAAAAGAAAAAGATACAAACCCATATATGGTTGGGTGATGTTTTTGATAACAGGGTATCGCAAAGAGAAGTGTGCCTTTCCACATTGAATGATGTCCTGGAAGAATACGACAAACGCGGACACCATGTGATCTGTATTCCCGGCAACCATGACAAAACATCCTACACAAGCAAGAAATCGTTTCTTACTCCTTTTAAATATCATCCGTCTTTTACTTTGGTAGAAGAATTGGACGGAATGCAAGTAGAAGGTGTGTATTGTTTTTTTCTTCCATTTTTTACAGATGATATTCTTTTGGATGAACTGGAAGAAATGGGGGACAAAAGAAAGAAGAATATCCTCTTTGGACATTTTGCGGTCACAGGAAGCAAGAACATGGACGGATCGGAAGTGTCCAACCTTTTAAAACCTTCCATGTTCCAGATGTTCAAAAAAGTGTACTTGGGGCACTATCATAACTATCAACGGGTAGCAGAGAATATCTATCATTTAGGAAGTGTCCAACAAAACAACTTCGGGGAAGATGAAAAGAAGGGTTTCTGGCTTTTGGATTCGGATTTGAATGTAGATCTTGTTTCTTCTACAAAAGGACAAGTATTTAAGAAACTGGAAATTGATTTGGGGGAAACTCCCCACAAACAGGCAGTGTCACTTATCAAGAAATTCAAAAAAGAGAACCCTGCTGCCCGTGTAAGGGTGGAAGTCTGGGGAGAACAATCTTCACTCGATGCCTTTGATAAGGATGCCTTTACAAAAGAAGGCATAGATATCAAGAAAAAGTTTAAGGAAGTGGAAGAAAAACATTCTATGTTGGCAGAAGTAAAGACACTTGACAAAAAGGACATAGAAGAAAGGTTTTCCGCTTTTTGCAAGGAAAACGAATATGACGAAAAAGAAGGAAAAGAAATTTTAGACAAATTGATGTATGGCGAAGAAAAAGGAAACTAAGAAAACGGAAGAAGCGGTAGCAGAAGAAGTACAGCAGCCTAAAGAAGAAAAGAAGCCCAACCGTCTTGGTGATCTTATAAGCCGGATTGAAAGTAGGTTTGGAAAAGAAGCTATAGCAGGAAAGAAGCAAGATATAGAGTTCGTGCATTCAGGTTCTTTCCTATTAGATGAAATACTTGGTGGAGGATGGGCAAAAGGACGTATTGTGGAAGCCTACGGAGGCTTTTCTTCCGGCAAGACAAGCATAGCTTTCCACCTTGCCACCGAAATCCAAAAGCAAGGAATGGCGGTAGGGTATCTTGACACGGAGAATGCAGTTGATCCGAAATACATGGGAGCTATTGGTGTAGACCTTTCTCCTGACAAATTCATTCTTTCTCAACCTTCTACGGCAGAGGAAACGTTGGAAATTGCAAAGGAAATGTGCAATGAACCTTCTATCGGATTGGTGGTGATTGATTCTATTGCAGGGTTGGTTCCTACTGCTCTTTTAAATGGAGAGGCAGGAGACGCACATATAGGTCTTACAGCAAGGCTTTTAAGCTCACAGGTAAATATCTTGAAAAACATCTGTAAGCAAACAGGGTGCATTTTATTCTGCATCAATCAGATTAGATCGAATATAGGCGGATATGGCAATGCCACTACTACGCCGGGAGGATTTGCCATACCTTTTTATGCAAGTCAAAGGGTTGAACTTGCCCGTGTAGGCTCTGATAAGGAGGGTGAAGTGTCCGTTGCCAATAAGGTAAAGATCACATGCAGGAAAAACAAAGTAGCTCCACCTATGAAAACTTGCAATATTGTTATCCGTTTTGGTGTAGGTATTGACAAGGTGATGGAAATGCTTAACATGGGATTGGACTTGGGTGTGCTCACAAAGAAAGGAACGTACATCTATTACGGGGAAGAAAAGATAGGATTCGGATTCCCTGCCGCAAGGAAGAAACTAATCAAAGAAACAGAACTTTTTGACAAGATTAAAAAAGATGTCCTTTCAGAGTTCAGAAAGAAAGAAGTAACATTTGAAAACAAGGAGGTGGAAGATGAAGCCGATCAAGATTGAAGCAACTAATTTTGTGTCGTTCGAGCATTTTGAATACACATTTCAAGATGGGGTAACCGCACTTGTGGGATTGAATAAAACAGACGACAATCAAGGCAGTAACGGTAGCGGTAAAGCGTTGACAATGGATTCCGATATTCTTACCCCTAATGGGTTTGTAAAAATGAGGAATATTCAGGTGGGTGATATTGTTCTTCATCCTTCCGGTGCTTATCAAACGGTAAGAGCAATCCCGTTTCACGATATAGATATTGCATATAAGATTACTTTTTCCGACAGTACGGAAATAAAATGCAACAAAGAGCATCTATGGAAAGTAAGAACAAATCAAAGCGAGGAATGGTCTGTACTTTCACTTGGAAAGATCATGGAAAGAAGCAAAGATGAAGAAGTGTTTTTTGAAGTTCCAGGATGTCTTGGCAGACCGTCTAAAAAAATGGTTTCTTTTACTTGTATGGGTGCGGAAGAGCAACAATGTATTACCGTTTCGGGAGAAGACGGGATGTTTGTTACGAACAACTATACGCCTACTCATAATTCTTCCATGCAACAGGCAGTTTATTTTGCCATAACAGGTAACAACTACCGAAGCAGTATTGACAAGAAACTGATTAGAAACGGTGAGAAGGAAGCAAAAGTATTACTTGATATAAAATGTCCCATAAGGAAAGAAACTCTCCATATTGAGCGCATTTTGCCCTTAAAAGGAAGCAGCAAACTTAATGTGTCGTTAAATGGCGAGTCAGTCAGTCTTGCTACCGTAAAAGACGGCAACAACTATATCCTTTCATGGATGGGTATTTCACCGGAAGATTTGAAAAGTTATTTTCTTATTTGCAAGGAATACTATAAGTCGTTCTTTAAAAGTTCCAATACGGACAAATTGGCTCTCATAAGTCGTTTTATCAATTATGACTTCTTGGATGGCAGTAAGGATATTATACAAAAGGAACTGGACGAAATTTCATCTAAGAAATCAGTTATCCAAAGCAAAAGAGATCGTGCGGAAGGGAGTGTAGAAGCATTGCGGCAAATGATAGAGGATGCCGTTAATTTCGACTTCGAAGCGGATCGAAAGGAAAGGATCGAAAGGGTGGAAAGTAAAATCAAGTCTTTAAAAGAAGATATTGATTCTGCTAAATACAATATTGACTATAACAAGAAAAACATTGACAAAGGAAAGAAAACACTTGAAGTCTTGGAAGAAGAACTTCGAGAAGCCGAAGAAAAGAAAAAGAAACTTCCTTCTACTAAGGAAATAGAAGATGTGATTGAATCCGTCAAAAAAGAACTTGGAAAAGCCAAAGAAGATCAGAATGAGATTTTGGAAACAAAAGAAGAGCTTTTGAAAATCCATGACGAACTGAAAGTGTCTCTTCGGAAAGTTCTTGTAAGCCTTTCTGGGACGATTACGTGTCCTAAATATGCAAGCATAAGTTCTTCACTTCAAGACACTACGCTTGAAAAGGAAGAGAAGAAAAAAGAGAAAATAGGGAAACAGGAAAAGGAAGTTGTCGGGGAAATAACATCTTTGGATGAATCCCTAAAGGAATACGAAGACCTTATTTCTTCTTTCATTCAAGTGAAAAACGAACAGGAGGATGAACTTGACAAAATCCGGGAAGCAGGAAAAGAAATTTCATCTGCTGTCTATAAGATCACAAGTGAAATAGAATCTCAAAAGTCCAATATTTCCATTCTTGAAAAGCGAAACAAAGGGCTTTTAGAAAACATAGCTACCGGAAAAGAAGATGTAAAACGTCTGGAAAAACAGATAAAGGAAATCGAAAAGGAAACGCCTTCTTCTATTGATACTTCTTCACAGGAAAAGCAAATAGAAGAAATGATGCTTGCTATCGCAGGGTATGACAAGGAAATGACGGAATTGGAAAACGAAATGTTTCGCAAGAAAGAGTGGATAGGAAGATTCAAATCATTCAAGATGTATCTTGCGATAGAACAGTTAAAGAATATCCAGCTTCGGGCAAACAATATTCTGAAAGCAGAAAACAGCGATCTTAGAATTGTCATAGAAGGATTTAAGACGAAAGCAGACGGAGACATAAAAGAAGAGATAACGCCTTATGTTGTTAGGGACGAGGCGGAAAACTTCTGGTATTACAGTGGCGGAGAGCGTGCAAGGGTGGAAATCGCTTTGATTATAGCCATACAAGGAATGATAAACGAGACGAACAAATGGGGAGGATTGCAATTCCTATCCATTGATGAAATCACAGAAGGACTATCGAAAGAAAGCCTATATGACGTGATAGAAGCATTGGAGTTCATTCAGTTTCCTATACTTGTTACAACTCATATTTCGAATGAAAACGCTTCATGCAAAACGCTTAAAATAGTAAAGGAGAACGGCATAAGCCGTATTGAACAATGAACAAGAAAACAGAATCGAAGTTTTACATAGGGATAGACAACGGTGTGACCGGTTCTATTGGCATAGTAGGAAAAGAACTGACCTATTATGAGTTCATGGAAACACCTATCACATTTGGGCAGGATTACACAAAAGCAAAGAAGAATGTGTCAAGGGTGAACGTAACGGCACTTGCCGAAGTAATTCATACTCTAAAGGGATATGGTTTGTGTGTGGCCGTCTTGGAACGTCCCATGAAAAATCCGGCAAGATTTGATGCTACATGTTCTGCTATGCGTGCTTTGGAAGCGGAACTTACCGTATTGGAGCTTTATGATGTTCCTTATATGTTCATAGACTCTAAAGAATGGCAAAAGGAAATGCTACCTAAAGGGGTTGTAGGCACCAAAGAATTGAAGAAGGCATCCCTTGATATAGGAAAAAGGCTGTTCCCGGAAATCAAGGACAAGCACCCCGATAGAGATGGAATTTTGATAGCGGAATACGCAAGAAGGAAATGCCTTCTCTAAACAACCAACAGAAGGAAAGTGAGAAAATGTAAGAATATATTTTGACATGTAAGAATAAACTATTACATTTGCCACATCAAAAAAGTAACAAACAAAAACTATAAAACAATGGCTAATCAGAAGTATTTTAACATTTTTGTACTTTCCTTCCTTGATAGGATTGAAGGGATTGAACACGATTTGAGCTACTTGAAAAAGAGTGCGAAAGACATTAACAGCATTGAATCAGTGGAAGAAGCACTTCATATTTTGAAAGATAAAATAAAACAATTGCAACATGATAATAATTTTTTGCGAGAACGATAATTGCTCCCGAAAAGGAGTAAGGTCACCAATTGCTAATCCTAAGTATGTGTTTCGTGACGGAAAACTTGTTCCTATGAACATTCCAGTTTGTCCTGAATGCGGAAAGCAGATGTCTTATGAGGAAGAAAAAAGCACAGAAATGCCTAATCTTTCAATAGGCGAGTTTAAAATGATGCCTGATTTTGACAAGAAAAAGGTGTTGAAGGAAAGGTCTAAGGCACTTTCTAAAAAGGATAACAGCGAAGATAAGATACGTCACTACAAGGAAAAAGCAATCAGAAACATGTTGAACGTAAAATTATGAGGTATGGAAAATTTATTGTATAAAAATGTGAAATACATCTATAGGGTGACAAAAAGGAACACTCTCGTGCTTGTCAACTCAAAAGGAGAAATGGAAAGATGTATATCTCTTACTAACTTCAAAGGAAAAACAAGAGACTTTTTTATGAATGAAGCAGAAGGATATGATGTTACCAGTACAGTAAACAAAACAAATCTTTCCTCCTGTTCGGAAGATACCGTAGAAAAGTTTGTCGAAGAAAGTGATTTTGTGTCTATAGCATTCGGGCACGATAATTTTATTCTATTTAGAAATGTATTGAAGCCTCATGAACTCAGCAAATGATTGTATTCTTGACAAAGTGGTAGGGAAAATGCTTGTTCTTCCTACTGGTGAAGAAGTTGAAGTGAGGTCTGTTAATGTTGGACGGGATTACCGAAGTATAGAGATAGACATTCTGAAAAACGGAAAGTTGAAATCTATCCGAATGGGCATCACAGGGTTTTTAAAAACAGCAATTTTAAAGAACAAATGAAAAAGAATGTATTGTTAATCACCTGTCTTTCTATTTGTCTTTCCATAGGACTGGGAGGCTGCAAAAGCCATGTTTCCTCAAAAACGGATTACACCTTTACTCTAAAGGACTCTTTAGTCTGGGAAAGAGAAATGACGGACAGCCTTGTAAAAGTTCCCTATTCCATTGTCAATATGGTAATCAATCCTTCGAAAATGGAAGATGGGGAGAAGAAAGAAACAAGCAAAGGACAAGCTAACCTTTCCATAGAAAAGAAAGGAGACACCATTTTCATAGAAGCATCCTGCGACAGCCTTGAACTGGTAGTAAAAAGCCTTAGAGAAAGGTTGTCTAAAGTAAGCGAAGAAAACGAAAACTTGAAAGAAGAGGTAAAGGCGGCTCCTAATAGATTGCTTTCTTTCATGGGAGGTATAGGGATGGGTGCTTTTACGGTTTTGATTGCATTATTCATATTACTAAAAGTAACGAAAAGAATTTGAGATTATGGCTAAACTATTAGTATCGGACAAAGAACTGATTAGAAATAAATTTGTCCAAAAAGCAGGAAAGAAATTGAGTGATTATTTGGCGAAAATTGGAACACAATTGCAAGATAGAGTGAATGCTATTCTGCCGCCAGAAATAGAATCTATTGTAGATAGATATCCGTCCATGCAGCCACTTTTGTTTTACAGAAGTATTCCCATAAACGATCTTCTAAAAATAAAGGGTGTCTGTATCTATGAAACCATTCCTTTTGATGGAATAGGGATGCCCAAAATGTTTTATAATGAATATCTGGACGAATTGAAACGCTTTTTCGAAAAAGATATTTTGGAATGGAGCAAGAAAGCGTGTGAGTTTAAAAAGCTGGAAAACGAAACCAGAAACAGAGTTGCTTGTGCTCTCGACCATATCAACACAGAAAAGCAATTACAAGACAACTTCCCGGAAGCCTATAAGATTTTGATAGAAATCAAAGGCAAGCAAAAAGAAGAAAACAAGTGTGATTCTGTAGAGAATACCAGAGCATTTCTTTCATCCTTAGACAAATAAAATCATGACGAAGAAACAAAAAGAATTGGAAGGCAAAATAATAGAAGCCAACCAGAAATACAGAGAAGGCACTCCTATTATGAGCGATAAGGAGTATGATCTTTTGATCGACCAGTTGAAAAAGGAATATCCTGATAGTGAAATCCTGACAAAGCCTATCATTGAGGAAAATAAAAAGGGTGACAGGATGGAAAAGTTACCGTATCCTATGTTTTCTTTAGAAAAGGTAAAAACAATCAGTGAGATCAGAAGATGGGTTAAAGATGTATGGGAACTTCATCCTACTAACAAAGTTGTCATTACACCTAAATATGACGGCATTTCCCTTTTGGTGGACGAATCGACAAATGAATGTTGGACAAGGGGTGATGGAGTAGAAGGACAAAGAAGTGACCGGCATTACGAATATGTCAATCATGGCAACCCTATGGGAAAGAAATCTTGCTTTACTTTCGGAGAAGCGATTATCCCTATCGGTATGTTCTTGAAAAACGTAAAACCTCTTGGGTATAAGAGTGCAAGGAATGCCGTTGCCGGTGCATTCAATGCAGATGATTTCAATGCGCAGGTTCTTGGGAATACCGCTTATGTGAGATATGGCATTATGAATTCCGACAGAGATAAATCTATGCAGCTTGCAGAACTTCGAAACGATTATGGGAATTACGCTACACAGTATTGGGTAACTTCTGCCGGCGTGTTCGATGATAATAAAACAGCCCTCACCTATCTAAACGATTTGTTTGAATCAATCAAGAATTTTAAATGCGATGGACTTGTAATCGAAGTTGATAACAAAACAAAACGAGAAGAATTAGGACGGTTGCCTAATAGGAATCCGCGTTACGCTATTGCTTACAAGAATCCCGACTGGCAAGAACGATACACGACGAAAGTTACTTCTATTGAATGGAGTATTTCAAAAGATGGCAAAAGCAAACCTGTAATCGTTTTTGATCCGGTTGAATTTGATGGTGCTACAGTCACACGTTGTACCGGTTACAACGCTAAATACATTACCGATAATCATATCTGCCCTAATGCCTATATAGTGGTTACAAGAAGCGGAGATGTTATTCCTAAGCACTTGGAAACGCTGAAATACAGCGTTGAATGTTTTGAAGGAATGTGCGATAGCATGATGTTTTGCCCTTCTTGCGGAGAACCATTGAGATGGGATGCAAATCTAACCGACCTTGTTTGTGTGAACCCGAATTGTGATGAAAAGGCGGTCAAGCAACTTGTCTATTTCTTTGCTACACTGGGTACGGAAGAAATGCAGGAAGCAACCGTAAGAAAGCTCTATAAAGGCGGACTTTTGTCTGTTGAAAATATCGTGAATGCAACAGAAAAGGAACTCGAAAAAATCGAAGGAATAGGAAAGAGCCTTTCTAAAAAGTTACGAAAGCAATTTGATTCCTATGTAGACGATGGAGTTCCTTTTGCAAGAATTTTGACTGCCTATAATGTGTTTGGTGGCGTAATAGGAGAAAAGACCTGTCAAATGATTTTCAACAGTCTATCCAAAGATCAGATAGACTATATGTTCGAAAACGAAGAAGTCCCTTTAAAAGACTTGCTTTCTATTGATGGTATCGCCGAAACTACAGCAAAGGCTTTTAACGATGGATTAAAGTTGTTCTTTTATCTTTGTAGTGGTACGCCTGTTTCTATTTCTTTTATCCAAGAAGAAACGGTAGAAAACGACAATCCCGAATCAGTTTGTTTTACGGGATTCAGAAACAAACAGTGGGAAGAACGTCTTGTAAAAGAAGGGCACAAAGTTGTTTCCGGCGTATCTAAAAATACCACAATCCTTGTAACAAAAGACAAAGAAAGTTCTTCGTCCAAAGTGAAGAAAGCAAAGGATTTGAACATCCCTATTCTTACACCGGAAGAGTTTGAAACAAAAATGAGATGGAAAGAGAAATAGAAGATTGGATCAATGACTTTGAAAGTGACGAAGATTTTGATCTGAACGATGATGATCAGTTTGAGTAAACATATTTTAAAACAATAAGTTATGGAAGAAAAAGAAATTGTAAGAAAATCAGTACCTATCCCCAATAAATGGTTAAAAGAACTTCTTGATTTTTTAGGGATAGAAGAAGATCGGTATCTTGCTTGGATGTTGTTTCCTCATGTACAGAACAGGGAATTAGGATTCCGCTTTAGTGAAGAAAGGATAAAAGAAATAGTAAGAGAAATCTATCATCCTACCGAAGAAGAACTAAAACAAGAGGATGAATGGGAAAAGGAATTGATAGAAGAAGTAGGTTATTCAAAAATGGATTTTTGGAAAGAGGCGATGACGATGTATCCGTTGCATCAGTTTGCATATTGGAAGAACGCTCTCGACCCTTTGAAACTTGGCAAAATGATGGCTAATTTGCATAAAATTTCGAAAGAGTTGGATAAGCCGTTGGATTCTTCGGAAGTTTTAACAGAACACCAAAAACATTTTGGAGGTATTGATGACAATACGGCGATTGCATTTATGTACCCTATTTATTTTCCGGTAGATTCAATATACGGTTCTACTGATTCCGTTTTTTTACCTGACAATTTTGAAGTGACAAAAGAAGAGAAGAAAGAAGAAGAAAAGAATGAATAAGATTTACAAGGAGATAACCTTCAACTTCACCAAAGCATTGAACAAATTGGAATTAAGGACAAGTGCCAGAAGTTTCATCTCTATGCGGAAGGCAGAGAAGGTTACCTCCCTACTTTTTGAGATCATATTTGATAAACTGGAAAGAGACGGAAAAGTAAACATAAGAGGATTTTGCATTATCAAGAAAATCAAATGTAAAGAAGGAAAGCATTATTTTGAATTTATAGACAATAGAAAGAAATGAACACGAATTTTGAAACCAAATTTGGATGTGGTAAAGCTGCAACAGTAGAATGGTACACACCACCTTATATTATTGAAGCGTTGGGGAATAATTTTGATCTTGATCCTGCTGCACCTAAAAAAGATTGGTATACAGCAAGAAAGTGCTTTACTAAAGAAGACGATGGATTAGCTCAAGATTGGAAAGGGTTTGTGTTTCTTAACCCTCCTTATTCTCAACCCGAACTTAAATTGTTTATAAAGAAATTGTCAGAATATGGAAATGGAATTGCTCTTATTTATTCGAAAGTAGGGAATCAAATGTTTTATGATTATATATTTGACAAAGCAACATCTATTTATTTTCTTAGAAAAAGAATCAAATTTATTGATGTAGACGGAAAAGAAGGCAAAAGTCCTAATGCAAATAATTGTTTTGTTGCCTATGGAGAAAAGGCCGATAAAGCATTGCAAAATTTGGAATTGCCTGGTAAATACATAAAATTGAACGATAACTATATATCAGTTTAGGTCATCATGTATTATTACAGAGAAAAGGATTATTGGTATTTCGGTGCTTTGGAAAAATCAGTTTGCAAGAACCTTAAACTGATTTCCTCCTTTAAACGCAACGCTACCAATAAGGAAATATACATAAAATCCGATCCAGCAAAAGATTTCCTTTTAAAAGAGTTTGTTTCCGACAACGAAATAGAAGAAGCCAATCCTCTATCAATAGTTCGTCCCGGCTGCAAAGCCGAAATAAAGCCTTACAAGGAACTTTTATCCCGAAAGGATATAGAACTATTGATAGACAATCTTCCTCTTTTAAAAAAGCCGAGAAGCTATCAAATGGACTATCTATATTACGCAGTCAATCACGGAAATCATATAAATGGCTCTTCAGTGGGGACAGGCAAAAGTCTATGTTCTGTTCTCTATGCTGAAATGCTTGATCTTTTTCCTTGTATGGTAGTCTGTCCGGCTTCTGTAAAATCCGGTTGGTTGAGAGAGTGGAAAGAAACGAACCCAGATAGACGGGTATCTGTCATTTCCACGTCTTCTCCGCCGGAAGATTTTGAAGCGGACGTGATAGTGATAAACTATGACATACTTGGGAAAAGGGTCACAAAAGAAAACGGTAAAACATCTCTTGAAATAAGATTAGATGGAATGAAAAAGAAATCATTCTCCCTTGTGATAGCAGACGAAATCCATTTTCTCAAAAACAGAAAGTCCATCAGAAGCAAGTCTTTCAAGAAACTGGCGCATAAAGTTCCTTCCGTGATAGGGCTTACAGGAACACTTATCATGAACCGTCCGGCAGAGCTTCTAAATATCCTAATATTAATAGAAAGGATAAAGGAAATTACACCAGACGACCAGTATCATCATTATTTTTTTGAAAGATACTGCAATATGAAGGAAACGAACTTTGGCATGGACATATCAGGAGCTTCCAATATCAAGGAACTGAACCGGCTTTTGAAAGAATGTTGCTATTTCCAGGTAAGCAAGAGGGATGCTTTGAAAGAACTTCCTCCTATTTCGGAAAATGTTGTGGAATGCGAGATTACAAATAAAAGAGCATATAAAAAGGCAAAGGATGATCTTTTGCAGTTCATTGAAGATAAGTTTAAGGACGAAGAAAAGGTTGAAAAAGCTGCAAGGGCAGAGTTCCTTGTAAAACTCTCGACATTAAAGCAACTGTCCTTAGAAGGTAAAGAAAAGTTTATAAAAAAATGGGTGGAAGAGTGGATGGAAGCAAACGAAGAAGAAAAACTTTTGGTATTTGCCTCACAATCCACAATCCTTACAAAGATAGCCGGAGAGTTTAAAGAAGTGCTTCTTATTACAGGGGGCACTGCCACAAAGAAAAGAGATGAAATTTTGCAAAGGTTCTTCTCACAAAAGGAAAGTAGGGTGCTTTTTGCAAATATAGGCTGTCTTGGTACTGGTGTGGACGGGCTTCAAAAGGTTTGTTCCAATATGGCTATCTTAGAGCTTCCTCCGCGTCCGAGCGACCTTGTGCAAGTTATAGGAAGATTGGAAAGAAGCGGGCAGGAAAATCCGGTTACGATTCAATACCTGCTATCAATGGAAACGATCGACAGGGATTTGTGGGAGATGCTGAAAGGAAAGAAAGATGTTACGGACATGTTAAACAAAGGATTCCAGGACGATACCAGTCTTATGATCCTTCAAAAGTATAAGAATGAGCGATAAACGAAAGGGAACACGGATCATTGAAGTTTGGACGGATGGAAGTTGCAATGCTAACCATCCCAAAAAACTGGGAGGTTCTGCCGTTTACATCAAATGGAAAGACAAGGAATACCATATAACCAGAGGACGTTCCTATACTACGACAGGAAGAAGAGAAACGGAAGCAATTCTTCTTGCGCTTCGAGCGATAAAAAAGAATTTGAATGTAAAGGCAACCTTCTATATCGACAGCCAGTATGTTGCCAATCAGTTTCGTCACAAGTTCCTTGATTGGGCAAGGGAGAATCTTCATGTAGAAAATCAGGATTTGTGGGATGCTATATTTTCGGAAATGTTGTTGCATAGAAAACTTCGTGTTTCCGTAAAATGGATAAGAAGCCATCAGAAAGACTATAGTGACCCTATTGTATGCGGCAATTTCATTGCAGACTATATGGCTAATTACAAAAATTTTAAAGAGTATGAAAAAGAAAATCATTTACAATAACTTGATCCCTTTTAAGGGATTTACAGCAATCACTCTGTTTCCTTTCATTTTTGCAAGGAAAGAATACGAGCCTTTAGGGATGAGAACAATCATACATGAAAACATTCATCTAAGACAGCAGAAAGAGATGCTTATAGTGTTCTTCTATTTGTGGTATGGGATAGAATGGATAGTAAGATTAATTCAATATAAGGATTCCCATGAGACTTACAGAAACATTTCTTTTGAACGAGAGGCATACAACAATGAATATGATGATGAATATTTAGGCGTAAGAAAGTCTTATGAATGGATTCATTATTTGAGAAGATAACAGAAGCAAACGAAAAGAAGATGTTATGAAATGGAGTAAATATCAGTTGGACATTTTTGATGCTTACGAAAATACCAACAAAAACATAGTGATTGATGCAACTGCCGGTTCTGGCAAAAGCAGAACGCTCAAAGAGTTATGTAATCGTACGCCAGAAAACAAGTCTTGTCTTTTTATGGCGTTCAACAAGAGCATAGCGGAAGAATTAAGATCGAAACTCCCTTATTATGTCGATTGCTATACTTTCCATGCGCTTGGACTTCGTACAATGATGAAAAATTTCCGGTTCAAAGCAAAAGTGAATGACGGCAAATGTTTCAAACTCTGCACGAAGCTGTTCCAATACAAAAAGATGGAATTTAAAGAAAGAATGAAGTATTTCTTTGCACTCCAGACATTGTGGGAACAAACAAGACTGTCTCTTTGCAAGATAAATGAAGAAAACATTGTTCCTATTACGATAGAATTTGATCTGGATTACGAAGAAGAAATGATTCCCGACCTTCTTGAAATTGAAAAGGCATGGAGAAATGATTGTACAAGGATAAACAACAATCTTGCTTTTGAAATAGATTTTGTGGATATGCTTTGGATTCCTTACACATTTTTAGAGCCGGAAAGTTTTCCGAAATACAATGTTGTGATGGTTGATGAGGCAAACGATACCTTTCTATTACAAAAAGAAATCATGCAAAATTTAATAAAGGCAAGAGGCAGATTCATTGCTGTAGGAGATAAAAAACAATGCCAGCCTAAAGGAACTAAAGTTTTATTAAAAGATTTGTCAACTAAAAATATTGAAGATATTGAAATAGGGGACGAAGTTGTAACTTATGAAGGCAAGACAAAATGTACTTTTAGAGGATATAAAGAGAAATCTATAGCGAGAAAAGTTGTAAACAAAGCCGTAAGAGTAGTTGATAAGACTGTAAGGATAACAACAGAAACAGGGAAGGTGTCAGAATATTCTTATGAACATTTATGTTATGCTAAATTTAATCAAGAATTTTGCTCCCGGTCAATCTGGGTAGTATATGTAATGGAAAACAGAAAAGGCATGTTTAGAGTAGGTAAAACAAGAGCTTTTCTGTCAAATGGAGGTACGACTTTTGCTTTAAAACCAAGAATGGTAGCTGAAAGATGCGTCAAGGCATGGATTTTAAAATTTTGCGAATCAGATAAAGAGGCAAGAATGGAAGAAATTTTTGCAAGCGTAAAATTTGGGATACCTCAAATAATCTTTAGCCAAGAAAGGTCTGGCGCTAAATTATTAAAGGATAAAGACGTAGAAATTTTATTTGAGCGATGGGGAGGCTTAAGGCAAAGGCTTTTAAATTGCCTTTCATATTACAACAAAGAGTATGAATGCCCATTTACAATAATTTCAAATGAAGAAAAAAGAGGTAAGATCGCACTGTCAATTTATGCAGCTTGCAATCTTTTTCCTAAATATATGGATGTTTGTGTGTTTGATCAAGAGAGTAAAAATAGCAAAGACAAGGTAAAAAGAAAAATAGAACAAATAACCAAAGTTGAATTTTTATCTGAACAAAAAGAAGTCTATTCTTTAGAAGTCGAAAAAGATCACAATTATGTTGCTGATGGAATATTAACGCATAATTGTATTTATAACTTCATGGGTAGCGACTTGAATGTGTTTAATTCCTTAAAAAATGGTCCCAACACGATTACACTTCCTCTTTCTGTCACATACAGATGCAGCAAAAGGATAGTTGAAGAAGCTAATAAGGTATTCCCTGGGACGGAATGTGCGGAAGGAGCAAAAGAAGGTGTTGTCAGAAAAGGTGAGCTAAGCGAAGCCGCCAACGGAGATTTTGTTTTGTGCCGGAATAACCTTCCTTTAGTGGTAGCTTTCCTGCAACTCCTTAGAGAAGGAAAGAAATCATCTATAATGGGACGTGATTTTGGGGAAAACATTTGCCGCCTAATGGAAAATCAAACCAGTCTTGACGATATGTACCTTCTGTTGGACGATAAAAAACGAAAACTTATAGAAAAAGGTATTGCCCCTGCCTCTGTGAAAAATCATCCGTCTTATGCTTCTTTGGAAGAAAAAGTGAAGATTGTGGAATTGCTATACGAATCGCATCAAGGAAATTTCTCTTCCTTAAAAGAAAAAATCAGAAACGTTTTCTCTGAAGACAAGAAAGGTATCATCCTATCCACTATTCATAAGAGCAAAGGATTGGAAGCTAACCGTGTTTTCTTTTTGAACCCAGAGCTACTTCCATCCAAATATGCAAAGACACCTAAAGCATTGTACGCGGAAGAGTGTCTTAAATTTGTGGCAATCACAAGAGCAAAAGAAGAATTGGTTTACTGTCATATCAATGCGGATATTGACCTCCACAAGTAACAAAACATCGCAAGGCGAAATGACGTTGAAATATTACTTTTAACAAGTATTTACACTTTCCGCCTTGTGATGTAATAATATATTCTTACATTTGCAGCAGCAAAAACAACAATTAAATTTTTAGATTATGGGAATTTTAGGATGGATTTGCACGACAGTTATGTTTGTTGCATTGTGCGTTACAGCTCAATCAATGTTCGAAGATTACCTTTCTTACAAGAGTGAAAAATTTGATAACGACGAAGAAGATGAAGAAAAAGAAGACTAAACTGTACATCATTGTACCTCATGGGAATGGGAAAGTAACCCTTTTTTCGGCTGACAAGATAGAAGAACTTGTTCCTTTTCTTCCTTCAATGGAAGCGATAAAGACAAACATAAAACTTCAAGTGGCGAAATGGGAAAGAGATCATTCCTACAAGCCGCAACCGCTTACACTTAGTGTTCCTTTAGATGTTTTTCTGAAAGTGAAAGCTATTACAGGTGGGAAATGGAATGAAATACCTGTCAATCAAGGATGCAACGGTGTTCCTTCGGTAATTTTAATTCCCAGCAAAGATAAAACGGAGGAAGATGAACATAGTTGATGGGATCGTAGGGAATACTTTCATTGCTATAGACAGTGAAAAGCAAGCAATGAGATGCGACCAGATTCAAGAAGAAGGAAAGCTCGCGCTGACTGTTTCTTTAAAAAACTCACATAGATTTGGAAGAAGTCTTTCGGAAGCTATAAAATATGACTACTCCTATGTTGTGGAATGTATTTTGAGCACAGGCGACAGTTTCAGAGCCACAAGCGGACTTCTTTTAATGGATATGTGGGGAGACTGGATTACAGTTCTAAGATCGGAAGGGATACCGCTATTTTCCTATGATTTTCTTGAAGACAGCAAGCAAGCTAAAGACTTTCTTTTCATAGAAAAAGTAAACTTCCTTCCACTGCCGGAAATTATTTTTAATCTTAAAACAGATGACCCCTCCCAAAACTTCGTTATTCTTCCTAAAGGAAGCAAAGAGTGTGATTATACAAAAGGGATAGTGGTTCAATCATTATTTAAAGAGTAACATTATGTACTTTGAATCAGTTGTAAATTATTGGACAGATAACCCGGACGGTTTCAAACCTCCAAGAATCCAGGTAAAGAGGCATCTTCTTGTTAGAGGTTATACCTATACGGAAGCGGAAGCAATATCTATAGAATGGGGAACAAAAGAAACAGAGGAAGAAATCAAAATATCACCTATTAAGGAGCTATCCATTTATACAGTGATAGAAAGCGATCCTGATGGCAAATTCTTTAAGGTTGATGTCCTTTACCCGGAAGAAACGCCTAAAGGGAAAATCAGAATGCAAAAGGTCTCTTTAATGGTTCAATCCGCATCAGATGTAGAAGCGATCGAGGTTGTAAAGAAGTATTTCGATTTTCTTCCCGCAAGAGACGAGTTAGTAATTAAAGCTGTTACATTAACGGAAATAGAAGAATATCTTAAAACAGACGAATAAATGAATGTACTTAGTTTATTTGATGGAATGTCATGCGGACAAATAGCATTAAAGGAATTGAATATTCACATTGACACTTATTATGCTTCCGAGATAGACAAGTTTGCTATTAAACAAACTCAACTAAATTTCCCGAATACAATACAGGTGGGAGATGTTAGGAAAGTAAATGTATTGGATTTACAACCCATTGATTTATTAATAGGAGGGTCGCCATGTACCAACCTATCTTTCATAGGGTCAAGAAAAGGTCTTTGTACAAAAGAAAATATTGAAATCCTATCACTTGATCGATACCTTGAACTAAAAGAACAAGGCTTTGAATTTGAAGGGCAATCCTATTTATTTTGGGAGTACATGAGAATACTTACAGAAATAAGAGAATACAACCCCAATATATTGTTTCTATTGGAAAATGTAGAAATGGGAGTCTGTTTTTAATAAAGCCATTGAAACGCAAGGAATCCATATTAATTCATCTCTTGTATCTGCTCAAAACAGAAGAAGGATTTATTGGACAAACATAAATGACGGAAACATTCCGCAACCTAAAGATGAAGGATTGTTTTTAAGAGATATATTGGAAGATGAGGTGGATGAACACTTCTTTCTTTCTGAAAAGGCTCTTAAAGGGATCGAACTTCACAAAGAAAGAAACAAAGAAAAGAAAAACGGGTTCGGTGCAGACATAAGAAATCCTTCTGACAAATCCCAAACCATACGAGTAGGTGGAAAAGGCGTATATGATTTGGTAAGTATTCCTTCAAGAAAAGTAATCCAGTTGAACAAAACAAATGAATTTGGGAAACAACCAAGACAACAGAACAGAATATATGATCCACAAGGAATATCTCCTGCGGTTTTGGCAAACATGAGTTGCGGAAGCCATGCTATATTAGATAATTTCCGCATACGAAGACTTACTCCTACTGAATGTGCAAAATTGCAAACCATTCCTGAGTGGTACAAATGGCAATGTAGCAACACTCAACAATACAAGATGCTGGGTAACGGCTGGACAGTAGAAGTCATAAAGCATATATTCAGTTATATAATAGAATAAGAAACAGTTTTTGTATTTTCCATAGTAATTTAAGTTAGATGATTCGCAAGGGAAAGATGGTTTGGGAAAATAATCTTTCCCGATTTTTAACTACATAAAACTATATCAATATGAGCAAAAGAAATACAAAGTTTCAAAAGTTGGCGTTGCTTATTAATTCAATAGATCGCCCTTTTGAGTTTTACGACCTTGCAAAACATACTTTGTTCTTTGCTGGCACGCTTAGAAAAACAATTTCCTATCTTTGTAAGGCAGGATACATCGAAAGGATTGAAAGAGGACGTTACAAACGATCCAAAACAATACCAGACGATATGAAGATCATAGATTTAGAGAAAATGGCTTATAAACGAGAATAATATGAATTTGGTAACAATAATACTTTCAGTTGTGGCAGCATTCCTATCGGTTGCTGTCGTTATCCTTCTACTTAGGGTCAAAAACCTAAAGAATCATTTGCTTTACATCAATTCCAGAATTGATTCTGTAAGGCTTAATTACCTATTGGGATTAAGAAACAATCTGATTGTAGCAGAAAGATATGAAGATGTAGACTACATCAATTCCTTGATAAAAGATGAGTTTGGTATAGAAGATTTTGAAAAATTTTCAATAGAATATTTAATTAACATATTATAAATCAATTGGTTATGGAAGTAAAAGTAAAAAGAATAACACCTATTGATTATCCATACACGATAGGTAAAATGTATATTGACGGAGAGTATTTCTGCGATACTTTGGAAGACAAGAACAGGGGTTTATCGCAAAATATGTCAGAGGAAGAAATAAAATCAAAAAAAGTGTATGGGCAAACCGCCATCCCTGCGGGTAGATATAAAATTCTTATGAATGTTGTTTCTCCAAAATTCAGTAAAAAACAGTTTTATATAGATGCTTGCAGAGGTAAGGTTCCTCGGTTAGAAGGAGTAAAAGGATTTTCTGGAATATTAATACATTGTGCCGCGACCCCTGCTAATGTAGAAGGCTGCATAGGCGTAGGGTACAACACTATCAAAGGACAACTTACCAATATCAAAGAGGCATTTGAAAAGGTGTACAAAAAACTTTCTTCTACCAATGAAGAAATCTGGATTGCAATATCATGAAAGAAGATTTATATAAAGGTAATAGAGATGAAAGGGGAAGATTTTTAAAAGGTGTTCCTTCTAATCTGTGTGCCGATGAAAGAGCTAAAATCATCCAAAAAGTTATTGAAGCGAAAAAGAAATCTCCTGGGTACATTGGAGATTTAAAAACAAAGTATCCTTATATTTACAACTCATGGAGAAGTATAAACTATACAGAAAAAGGCAAAAAAGCTGGTGTTTGTGAAAGATGGAAATCTTTTAAATTGTTTTTAGAAGATTCTCTTTTGACATATAAAGAAGGGTATATCTTTAGAAGAAAAGACACACATAAACCTTTTTGCCCAGATAATGCTATTTGGATACCCAAAGAAGAATATCAATATTTTTGCAATAAAGACAATTGTGTTATTATTGAATATAATGGGAAATCTTTATCAATAAAAGAATGGGCAGAGTTAAACGATAGGAGTGTTACTGCCATAAGAAATATGTATTATAAACGTTATTTAAAAGGCAAATGTTCTATTGAAAAAGTGTTATTTGGTGATTTGAAAGAATTTAAGACAGATAAATCACCAAAAGACTATAAAACTGTATATAGTCCAAGAACAAAAGCCTCTAAAATGATTAGAGAGTATAAGGTTAAAGACAAAAAGATAGGTTTCACAGGCAAAGAATGTGACATAACACCTCAATATATTCTTCAAAATATATTTGGACAAAAATGTAGTTATTGTGGAACAACTGAAAATGTTGGTTGCGATAGAATAGATAATTCCAAGCCTCATACAATATCTAACATTATACCAGCTTGCGCTGAATGCAACTTTATTAGAGGAAATAGATTTTCTGTTGAAGAAATGAAACTGATTGGAGAAACAATCAGACTAATTAAAGCCAACAGAGAAAAGTCTAAGTAAAATACCCGTATAATTATAATGCAAAAGTATAAATTCGATTAGTTTAACTCTAATAGAAAGGAAGGTGTAGTTATGAAGTAAAAATTTTGGATGATCCTCAATATATCGATTAAATCTCTAACAAGGAGGAAGCCGAAAATCCTTAATAGAGTAGGCATCTAACATTCTCGTTGTTAGTAAATTACGTTAATTACAAAAGGGAGCTTTGAACTCAAACAATCAAGTCGGTTCTCCGCTCCCTTTCTCTTTGTTTAAACAAAATATTTAAAAGTATGTATAACGAAAAGAAGAGTATTCCGGTCTTTTATTTCCCTATCGAAAAGCCAAAAGAAACATTGCCTTTTCAAAAGGACACAACAAAAATAGTAACAATTCCCAAAGATTCAAAATACCCTGAACTACATGGAGAGTTGTTTTTAGGATAGGATGCTTTAATCGTAAGCTCTGAAAACTGTTTTCTTGTTTGGAAGGATGGAAGGGTCAAACCTTGCTTTCAGTCTAAACAGGATTTCTTTTTGCAGTGTTGTTTCTTGCATTTTCATTTTTATCCTTGTTCCTCTGTAATCGCACAATATCCATTCCTGCCCTTCCCTTTTTAAAAGAGACAGACTTGCCCTTAATCCTGTGTTCACAAGAAAAACCTTTACAGAAGGACTTATTTTTACCTTTCCTCCTTTTTCTATTCTTGCAAGATACCTTTTAAGTTCCAGTAGCAACTTCTTTCTTCCGTCATTCTCCCGGTTCTGTCCTTCCAAAAGTTTTATCCCTCTTTCTAGCCATTGCAATTTCCTTCCTATTTCGTCCTCTTCCATTTCCCTTAGTTTGGACTTTATATTTCTATCTGTAATGGGTGTAATGGGCAGTCCTCCCCAATAGAAACCATTTTTAGGGCAAAGCTCATTGAACCTTTTTACACGGTTTAGGTACACGTTTATTTTCCTGTCCTTAATAGTCATTTCCTATTTCAGTTTAAGAGCTTTCAAGCGTTCTTTCACAGATAATTTCACTTCATCATCCAAATAGGTAGCCTCTTGCACTTCATAAGGTGACATTTCATCCAGGAACTTTTGGTTTTGCTGTTCAAGTTCGTCCCAATTGGCAGCACGGATCAGATCACCTGGCAGCATGATTTTTTCCCTACCGAGGATCATTTTATTAAAGCCGTTGAAGTCCTTATAATAACTTGTAGCAAGCTGATGCACCAATACTGTAGGATCAAGACCGGATTTGGCAGCGACAAGACCGATTATAATCGAATTGACGGGAAGTGTACGGAACACGCGAGAAACGTTTTCCTGTCCATGCAGAGTGGCCGTAATGTCTATCTTTCCGTCCACAGTCAGCTTTAGTTCGTTTCCCTTTACTTCTTTCCTGGCCTGTTCAAGCATGTTTCTGATCTCTCTTTCAAATATCAATGCCTTATCCTCTAAACCTTCTTCCAGGTATTTATGATACCTTCCTTGTAGGTCTATGATAATGGAATTGATGATCTGTAGTCTCCCGGCTTCCGTTGCGACCTTGTATTGATTAGAAGAAGCGAGAAACACTGCACGCTTGCTTTCTATTTCTGCTTTTTTTCTTGCGAAGATAGATAGAAGTTCCTTTTGTGTCAGATTGATTTTCTTTTCTTGTTTCAAGATTTTCTGGACATCTTCAACGCCGTTCATTTCCCCAAATAGTTTCACGATATAGGAAAGGATATCGGGCGTGACGGACGAAAGCATTTCTTTTCGGTAAATGTCATTGAAAACAGCTTTTTTTGCCCTTATATCCTCTATGAGAGGCATTATATATATTTCCTTTTGCCGTTGTGCCTTTTCTGCTGCTGCTTTCGTCCCTCCATGCCGGATAACAAAACCTTTTGCGGAATAACTTTTAAGATCGGCCGTAAACTCTTCCCCTTGACTACCTTCAAAAACAAAAAACCTTTTGGACGATTCCGACAATGCTCTTTCTGCCATTTCAAGGGCAACAAAGGAATCCTTTAACTCTTTAGATGCTGTTTGTATTACCTCTGGAGCGTTCTCTATTATTTCCAAAAAATCTTTTTGTCCTATTTGGGGAAATGACTTTAGTTCCTGATTAATTTTCTGTTTCTTCATTGTCTATATCCTCCAGATTTGATTTTGTAATTTCCGCACTATTGAACTGAAAGCATTCCGATTTATCCAGATAGGGACATTTATTTATAAATTTGCAACCTTCACATTGAATAGAAGGCTTACTAACAGACTTTTGTAACTTCATGTTTGTAAATTTTTAATGTTTTGTTTCTGACAAAGTTACAACAAAAGAGAAACAAAACAAGTCCCTGCCTATACATCATGTACCAGCAGGGACAACAACTAAACTAATTACTAAATACTAATAATAACATAAACTAACATTACGACAAAGGTGGTTTTCTACTTTGTTAAGGTAAAGGTAGTAATTCTTACCGAACTTCCTGGTAAAATGCCATTTGTTTTAATTGATACATTTTTAGCCTTTTCCCGTTCTCTATTTTATATCCGACATATACCAATTTGTATATGAACTGATAAAAGTTACCTGGCAAGAACTTTTGTTTTTGAGGTTTTAATATGTTTTTGACAAAATAACCCTTATAGAAAAACCCTTGTATTCTTTCTGAATCACTAAGCAAAAGTGTTTTCACAATATCTGTTTTTTTATCCAGATAGAAACAATACTCACATGTACTATACTTCCATGTAGTAAACTTTACTCCGTCTTTAGAAACATAGTGTAAAGTTTTGCCTTTCCTTGTGTCCATGTATTTTACATTTCTTTTAAAACGCTTTGTAAAATACTTTCTCCATCAAACTGGCATTCTATCTTTTCCCCATCATCACAAGAAACAACGATTTTCCCTATTTCGTCATACAAGACAATGCTTTGTATATTCTTTGCCGTTCCTATATCTCCATTTACGACATACGTCATTGAACTTAAATCGAGAGAAACAAGTTCTAACATATCGTCTGTGTATTGTGCAATAGGTTTGCCCCTTTTTATTTTAGTTAGTTTATCCGGTTTGATAGTGACAACACTATATTTATCAAAATATTTATTGATATCGTAAACATATATACAAAAGCATATATCAACTACTTTTGTCTCAAAAGACAGGAGGTTATCAAAATATAAATTACCGTTCCAATCGTCTAAACATTTTAAAACATTAACAAACCTATAAAAATAATTGCCCGAGAACTTGCTACTTTCTTTTAGTTCAAAAGAAAATTCAGAAAATTTGTAATCATTATCTATGTTGTACGCTTCGTTGCATGTAACAACTTTTATTTCCTTTGATCCTTTGATAACTTGAATCATGAAATAAGCCAGACCAAAGTTTTTACATGCTTTTTGTTGTTTTTTAATACAATCTGCAAATGATTTCGTGTCTTTCAGACAAATATTCATTTCTTTGTATAGTTTCGGGAAAAATAATCTGTAGTCTATAAACTTTTCTTGCTTTTCAAAAGAATAAGACACTACTTTATCTGTAACTGTATTTTTTACCACAACATTATATGTTTTTTCGCCTTCGGTAACTGTGAAATTACAATTTCCCGCACCGATATTTTTAAGCACGCCAAATGGTATTAATATATCTTTAGTTTCACCCAAAACATTTTTGACATCAACTCTTTTTGCTTTCAACACAAAACAATTCGTTGCATACATCATACTATCTGTTAGCGACAAATGTACGGTATTTTCTGTGTATCTATTTACAATATCTTTTTTCTCTGTTTTTACAGATATCAAAGATTTAATATCTTCTTTACTCAATTCTACTTCAAAAAAGGTTGTTTTTTGTCCTTCTTTTATTTCGGTTTCTTTTGTAAACTCTAATTTGTCTTTTGCTCCAGATAGTTTTTTAAACCTTTCCAAATATTCAAATACTTTGACAATATCAAAACTGCATTTAAAATTTCCCTTTTCAATAGAAACAATGTTATCCGTTACACGACAAAGGTAGGATATTGTGTATTTATTAAATGTATCTATATTTGAGTAATACGGTGATTTTTCCAAAGTTTTTTCATACCTATCTGAAAAATAAGGGTTAACGTTTGTTAATTTACCTTCTTTTGTTGTTTCTATATTCTTTTCAATAAAAGCATAGATATCTTTTATTGTGTACGTTCCTGGATCAGCGTTTTTAAAAAGTTCCTCGAAATAAACCTTTGCGATAGCAAACAGTTCTACAAAAATATCCATAAATAAAGTATCTGTATTATTAGTTGCTTTCATAATCTTATAAATGTTTTAAATTATTGATAATTAGTTATTATTTGTTGTGTGGTTTGTCCAAAATAGAAATAGACAAGGCATTTATATTCTATCTTAAATTGATAAAGCACTTTGTGTTTAGTGCCCTTTATCTTCATTTACTACATTAATACCTTCTGGCAATACATTTGTACAAATAAATTCGTTAATCAAATCGGAAGGAATTTTTTTATAGCAATCCGAATAATTAAAACAAAGTTTGTTACTATGATTATAAAATATTATATTATTCCAACTTATGCCAAAAGAAACAACCGCTTTTTTTATTTCGTATTCTTTTTGTGCTATTGCAATAGCTTTATTTCTTTCCTCTTCAATCTCTTTTAGTTCCTTTTGTTTTTGATCTTCTTTTCTTGCTTTGCTCCTAAATTCCTTTTGCACCTTAGATGCGTAGCCTAATTGATATAAATTTTCCAATGCTTCACAATCTTCTTTCGGGAGCTGCTTATATACACGGTCTTTTCCTTCTATTTTTAGTTTGCATTTCCGTCTTTTCTCTATTTCTTGGATAGCTTCGCCGGCTAAATTTTCCCAATTTTCGGCAACACCCAAACGAAAAACCAAATAATAAAATAAATCTTTATTATCCGAAGCGTTCCGCAAGATCTCAATCGCTTTCGTATCAGAAATATTATACATTTCTGATATTTCCCGGTCTGTTTTGCCTTCATTGATATGATAGCGAATGTTATCTATATACGTAGGTTGCCCTAAATGATTGCAAAGATGTAACTTTTCAAACATAGAAAGTTCAGGTTTAAAATAGGTGATAATATCGCCTATTGCACCGGAAATAAAATCATAATAACGTCCGTTACCCTTTTTTATCTTAATGCTTCCAGTAAATGAAAAGGTTAAATGTCCATTTTTGCACTCGTCATCTAATTTTATTTGATAATCAAATTCATAATTACCAGGATATAAAATTTGATTGCCTATTTTGATATCTTCTCCAAGAAATTTATAAAACGATCCACAAAAACCAATACGATTTATTAATACTTTACTTTCGTTGTTATTAACTGTAGTTGTCATAATGTTTGCTGCGTTTTGTCAAGGTTTGCGCACCTTGTTTAAAAATTAGTTTAGTTAGTTGTTTTATTAATAAGTCAAAATTTGCACTTTGTAACCATTTCCCCCGGAGAACTGATATATTTCGCTCACCTCTTCTATATATTCGCTTTCCATTATATCCAAACACCCCTCTACTTTCCCATCAAAAGAATACGTATCGAGCTCCTCGATAAATTCTATGCAATCCCCCTGCAATAGCGTTAATCCACTACCACCAGTACCCAAAGTTGCTATAATAACGGAATTTCCGTGCTTCAATTCTGTAGCAACAAATTCAATTATTTGTTCTTTCGTTTTCATATCTATATATCATTTTATAGAATAATAATCATTTGTATATTTTAGAAAAGCTATTATATCGCTTTCCGTCCAAAATTCCGTAAAATCTGATTTGCTTTGAACGGTAGAACGGTATTTATTGACCAATTTACCGCCTTCAAAAACTCGAATAGTGTAAGTTCTTTTTGTTTCCATAATGTTTAGTTGTTAATTATTAGTTCTTTTCTTTGATACAAATGTAATACTTTATTCTTACATAACAAGGGAAATACAGTTAAGAAAGGTTAATTTACCTCTTTTTCTTTGTTTAGTTTGTTACTTATTGGTAGCCCTTCTATACCAATATAAAGCACTACCAAAAAGATAGGAAAAGAAAAGATAACATGTATAATATTATCGGCTTCTAAAGTTAAAAACATAAGAGCTAAAACAAAAGCCGCCGTAATCATTCGAATAATAGAAAAAACCATTGCTTTCATATATTTTCTACTGTTTATATGTTTGTTTTATTGTATCGTTAACACTTATTTTTTACTGTCTTTTTAAAGGAAATACCGCGCTTTGTTACTTCATAGGGCGTGAATGTAACCTCTTTTCCTTCTTTGTCATGCCCTGTTATCCTTCTACAATTTACGCCGGCGTGCTCCCTTACAAACTCTTTCGCTTTCTGGAGGGAGGCGAATTTTTCACCTCCGACACTCCAGTAATATACTCGCTTTTCCATGATTTAAAAATTATATTTTTCTTGCATGTAGTTCGCAAGGTCGCATAAATCAACTCCAGGCATTGAGAACACCCTTTCAAACTTTTTTAAAGCTCTTTCACATGCAGCATAACCGCTTTTCGTTCCTTCAAATTCTATTTGATACTCTTCTAAAGTGTAATCTTTCGCTATCTGGCAATCTGAAAGGAACATATAAAACATTTCGAAAATATCTATTTCCGTTTTATCCGTTTGCCCGGTTTCGAAATTATGCAAACTATCGAAAAAGTCAAACTTACCACTATTTTTACCAAACTTAAATTTTATAATATAGTGGTCGTGTGATTCCGGGTATTTAATATCCCATTTGCAGGCCTTCGTATTTGACAAAGTGCAAGTAAGTTCTATTTTATTGCCGTTATAGTTCAAAATTGCCTTTTTGCTATCTCCATTGTTAATAATAGCGGGCTGATCTTTTAAAACTTTTATTTTCACTTCTTTTAAAAATACAAAGTTACGGAAAAGAGATATTTCATTTTCTGTGTATTTTTCTTTTTCCGGATCGGTGTTAAGCGTTAGCACCTGTTTTTCTTCGTCAAAAGAAAAATTAGCCTCTTTGTATTTTATAATAGAGGCAACAATAGCATTTATTGCTTCATAAGATAATTTAATAGCTTTCATGATCGTAATGTTTAGTTGTTAATTATTAGTTCTTTTCTTTGATACAAATGTAATACTTTATTCTTACATAACAAGGGAAATACAGTTAAGAAAGGTTAATTTACCTCTTTTTCTTTGTTTAGTTTGTTACTTATTGTCCCGAAATGTGCGAAATGATAGCGCGTTATCGCGCGAATGTAGCACTTTTCGGAAAGAAAAAGAGTATTACCCTACCAATTAAAAAGACCCCCTATATTTTAGCTTAAAATAACTTGATACACAAATAGTTGAATATCAATAAATTAGCTAAAATATAGGTATTTATGTAAGAAAATAGGAAAAGAATATGCCATAGAATAGGAATAACCATTATTTAGATTTAGTCTAAATAAGGAAAAGTAACCAAGAAAAACGTGTCATGAGTATAAAGGGCTGCGAATATGTATGTATAGGTAGGGTATGGTTTGTAAATGGAAGCTCTGTAAATGTGCAGAGAAGGAAAAAGAATGACAGATTTGTAAAGGTGTACATGTATGCATGGTAGATTTGTGTGTATATCCTCGCCACCTCGCATTTCCCCTACTCTCAAACCTTTCCCCAAACAATCTATATTTCTCATCTATTTCCTTTGTTCATGCGGTTTTTGCTGTGTTTTTGCAAATTGGTTTTCCCTGGCATTGTTAGTTGCCTTCTGTGTATCTGTTTATATCTCTCCTCTGGTGGTGTATAATGATTGTTTTTAAAATGGCATCTATTCGCTGCAACGCTCATATACGATGCCATTTTAGGAGCTATAAAACCAACAATAACCATTTTTCCTATATATAGTATATATACTATATATAGGAACTTTCTAAGTATGGCGGCTATATATACTTGTGTAGTTGTTGTATCCTGGAGTAATGCGTATTCCTTTGCGATTAAAAATGCTTCTATTCCATCAAAACGAATGAATCCAAATAAGACAATTTAAGGCATTTTCTTTTAGTGGGCGGTACTTCTATACCATTTTGATAAGAAAGTGCCAGAAAAACGATAATAGATATGTTAGGCGGGGTATTTTGTTTATCCAGGGTATCTTTAGGGACTGTTTGGGGACTCTCCATATTAAGACTGTGTGTCCAACATGACAGTGGATAAAACTTCCAAATGCACTCTATATGGCAAAATTCCTTCAAAAGCAATATCTTAACTTCTAATAATCAACAATTTATAGCACATATATCAAGATATACAGGTATTTATACTAATAATGAGTGTTCTTATTGCTATAATTCTACTTCTCTATATATACAGGATTTTTGTTTTTGCTTCTATATAGCTTTTTCTTTATAGAGGGTGGGGTATTTGTTTTTTCTACATATAGTTTTTCTTTGTTGATTTTTGGATGTGGGTATATACGGAAATTTGGTTTTCTCTCCTATAGGGGAAATTTTGTGGGGTTGTCCATACCTATTCTTTTTCGGAAGGGGAGTCGGCTAAAGCCGCCTTTTATCCCCTTCCGAGCGGGAATCGCTGCGCTCAATACATCAAAATGACCTATTCTAACAATTTGTAAAGCTAATTGTAAAAACAGTGACAGTTTGAAAAACACTCCTATTGGGGCTGGAAACCATTAAATTTTGATAGCAAAATCCTATTTTTAGTTTACAAAATGATACACGAAAATTGCCAAAATCAGCCCAAAATGTAAGTATATAATATTACAAATCACAAGATTCTTCCTATTCTCAAACAATGTCTATAAGTGCATTTATGACGATGAAATAGACGTTGCTTCTTCTGATGGGAGCAAATCTTCCTATTTTAACAGGTGATAACACTTTTGCTGCCTATTTGTAAGGGTATATTCTTACATTTTTAAAAAGGTAATTAACATTTGGGTAAAATGATACCGATTTTAGGGTAGGAATACTTATTGTATATTTTTTAAATGAGTATTAAAAATCGGTTTTTGGTAATTTTTGAAGTTAAGGTGTTAAATATCAGTCATTTATAAATTTTCATTCTTTGAGTACCCTCTATATGCGAAAAAGTTTGACTTATTGTAATTTTTTTACATGGAAATGGGCTTTATTTGTCATAGTATAGTATTACATTTTCAAGAAAAATGATTTTAACATTTAAAGCAACACTATACTATGAAAGGATCGTTATAACTTGGGATAGCATTCCAGAAACTTGTTCAAGATATGCAGTTGTCCTGTCGGAGTTACCATAGGGGTCGATACGGTTATTGTGTTCCCGTTTGGCTTTGTGATTACTCTTTTCTTGATTTCAAACAACCCTGCTTCTACATAGCGTTGCATGGGCTGATTATAATATTCCCCTTTTGTTCCCAGATAGCCTTTCTTTCTTAGCCATTTGAACAGCCGGTTCTGTCCCACCTCCATTCCATTTTGACAAATGATCTTCGCAAGCTCTGCAACAAGACAGGATCGCTTGGATTCGGTTACAGCCATCGCGAAGATCACCTTCGGGGTATCTTCTTCAATTCTCTTTTCCATTTCTTTGTTTTCGATAGACAGTTCTTCTACTTTTGTTTCAAGTGCTTTCTTTTCTTTCTGTTCCTCTATCCACTTTTCTGCTCTTTTAATGGGATCGTCTATTTGATAGGAAGGAATTACAGAATAACTTCCAGATTTTCTAATAGAAGGTAGTACTTCTGATGTAACCCATTTCTTAAAAGACTTGGCGGTTTCCAACTTGCTGCTAAAAATTAAAGAATAGACGCCACTTTCGTTTATTAAAGTAGTCTGCTGTATAAGTCCTTGTGAATCAGGGATGCCCTGTTTTAGGGCATCCTCATTATCAACATGTTGCAAAATTGCATTTCTTGGCTTTGCATACCCTAAAGCCAAAGCAACATCCCTACCGACAAAATAAGGTACACCATCAACTAACATAGTTCTGATTTCTCCAAAATCTTCATTTTTGAAATTGACTAATTCATTCATAACTTTAAATATTTGATTACGGGCAAAAGAAAACGGCTTTGCCCTTCCCGTTGCAATCAAATAAAGTAGAATAGTCCTACTGTATTGGAAGATACAAAGCCGTTGAAATATAGTTTAAGTATTGGTTATCGGAACAATACTCATTACTACAGTAAGACTACTCATTTTTATTTGATTGCATCGCAAATATAGCAACAAATCTTTAATCATAAAAATGGATTATCTTACCGTAGTATAACTTTTAGAAGAATAGGGATTATTTCGGTTTCTTATCCTGCTTTTATTCCCCATATATTTCATTTTTCTGGATTTTCAGCAGTTTCTAAAAGACATTCATTGTCCTCAAAAGGAACGCAACAGTCCCATAATGTTCCATTGGAACATTCATACTTATAAGACAATCCATCAGAATCGTCCACAATTTCCCTTGCAAACAAGCTGATATGCCATTCTTTATCGTCCTCGTCTCTTACCAGCACTTTGTCAAATGGCTTAAACTCATATTTCGGCTTTTCTTCAATCCCAAAGAAGCGTTTCAGATACTCTTTAGCTTTTGGCTCCTTGTTGTAAGCTACTTGCCCTGGCACAAAAGGAGAATTTATTTCTATTTTAGTAATATCAAACTCATCCCATGTTCCTGATGTTGACGGAAACAAAACTGTCTGTCCGTGTTCTGAAAGTCTGCCTAATTCATCCAATTTCAAATATTTTGTAAAGCCGTTTGATGTTTCAGTTATCACAACAATACAATTGTCCTTAACATGATCAAGTAAGACTTCTCCATGTGTAATCGTGTACAATTTAGTGTACTTTGGACACTCTTTTATTAATTCAACTATATTCATAATGTTTGTTTTGTATCTATGTATTTTTCTTAAACTCATTTTACCCATTTGGCATTATCAGGCATTAAATCCTTAAATTCTTCTGGGATTTTCCCTTGATGCCACCAATCATTGGAAATGATTTTTCTCCCATCATTTGAAATAGCCTCCATCATTCTTCCTCCCATACCCATGAATCTTCGTGTTTTGTTGTTTGTATTGGGAACAAACGGATTAGCTATCCATGATTCTCCATCTATAATCAACCAATTGGGATTATTCTTATTCTCTTCATATAGTCTGATCCAAAACGCACAAGAATAGCAAACTCCATCTCGTTCCATAATAGACCGTATAGGACATTTGCAAAAATGTTCGGGATTCATGCTATGTATATTATTTTGCCCCGACCCATCTTCGCATCCGCATTTGGGACATATTTTCTTCTTTTCGCTTTCCATATTGTTTATCTTGTTTTTAAAGTAATAGATCATCTAAATAGGACCATAATTCCATTTCATAAAATCTGTATAAAATACATCCTGGACGGCTGGATATAAAAATTCCGTTCTCTTCCAATATACCCATAATTGGATCCTTTAATCCTATTGTTGATTTCTTAGGTAGAAACACAATAAAACGGTAGCAATCTGGCTTTTCTCTTGCATCATGCCACACGCTGTTAATGCGCCATTCTGCACCAGCTTTAAAAAGAGGAACAGCATATTCTATATCTTGTTTCATGTCTTATTATTGTTTAATTAATTTAAATATTTTTAGTTTTGAAATTATTTAATATGCTTATCGGCTGGATTGATTATCAATCCATCGTCACATGAAGGGAATGATATGTTAGATTCTCCATTATCAAGATTAGTCAGTTTAACCGTTCCAGCATATTCATCATCCACAAAAAAACAATTGACCCGAAGAAACCACAAACCTGCATTGATATGCATTCATCATTGCTCCAAGTTGTCTAATCTTAGTTTTAATCTCTAAAAGTTGAGCGTTGTTGATTATATTCTTATTCATATTTTATTAAAGTTTACAGTATAGATTGAACATATTCCAAATATTCTTGAGCTTGTTCAAGGGATTCGAATTGAGATGTCTCTTCGTTATATAAAGGAGCATAGTTGGCTTGTTTCAATAAATTGTCGTAAAACATATTGATGAATATTTTTAATAGATCGGCTGTATTATTCACTGTTCCCATTGTTACTCCATGACATCCATCTCCCATATTTACATATTCGTTACTAAAAGACATCCCATCTTTTATACCATATCGAATTTGAGCGATGTATATGCGTTCGAAATGTACTTCAAACCAAAGATTATGTTCTGATTTTTCATATTCTTTGATTGATAAGCAGAATATGCCAAAAACAAATTTCAACTCTTCTTTTGTAATTCCTGCCGGATTTTTTGTCAATATTTCTTTAACTTGTTCTTTCGTTATCATGATTCGCTATTTTATAGTTATTAGTTAATCTTCTAAATTGCCCTTACCCTCTAATTCAGATAATGCTTGTTCAAATTCCTTTATTTCCTTTAAGGCATATTCTTTACGATAGGTGATAATATCACGTTGCGTATAATCCGTAAAAAATCTGTCTATCAGGCTCTTATAATAAAACCGTACAGGTTCTTCACGACCATTTAATAAAATCACATAGTTGGGATTTCTCGGATGAAAGCACAGGAATCTGTAGTAATTCACTTTCCCTGTTATACATTCAATTAACTTTTCATCCGTCTTCAATTTATTGACGTCTTCGATGTTTAATTGGCTTCATATTTTAAATCGTTTTTGAATGGTATATCGTTCACGCTTTCTCTTCGTATTGTTTATGGTGAACTTTTTCCCTATCGGTATAGTAATCTCTTTCAATCAAGTCCATAAGTTCAGACATGCTTTCAGAATTGTCGTCAGATGATTTCCCTTTGAAGAAATACCGCATATAGTCTGCCAATTGATTGGCGGCAGCACGAAAATTCCTTTCCTTTTCCTTCCATTCATCAGTAGGAACAAAACCTCTTTCCTTGAAATGAATCATATATAAATCAAGATAATAGACAGATAAATCCGCCATATTAAGCGATAAATTGAGTGTTTTTGCAGCCCAGGAAATAAGAGATTTTTCCATATTCTGTTCTTGATAATAGAAGTTGTCTTTTGATTTTATATAGTCCATTTCTTCCTGGAGCTTTAATCTTTTTTGGTTCAAATATGTAATTTTAGCCCAGTTCCGGGTGCTTCTCGCTTTACTAATTTCTCTTTGAATTTCCCTTAATTCGATAGAGATTTGTTGTTTTGTCTTTTCCATAATCTATTCTACGTCAAAAAGTTGATCCAATACCAATAATTCTGCATTCATATCTTCATCTTTCGGAAAGCGAACTTTTATATTTCCGAACTTAGATGTCTTAAACAAGATGTAGGGGTTCATGTCTTCGGCAGTTACCGGCTTATATTCCTTAACTTCCGACATCTTGAGATACCAGTCGCCTATTTTTACAAATCCAGAAAAGATGGAACAAAGATGAGCTTTTACAGGAAACATTTCTCTATTCTCTTTAAAAGGAATGTTTTCTTCTTTCCCTCTTATTCTAATTGAAAGGAAAGGAAGGACATTACTTGTTTCGTTTTGAAACTTGAAGCCTGTCACAGCTTGTTTTGGGATTCTTCTTCCCATTAAGATAAAATAGCTCATTGCGGTAAAATTTACAGTTGTAAAATAAAAAACCGGCGGAAGCCTTGTGCAGAACATTCCGCCATGAAACTTAAAATATGAAAAAATTAACGGGTTTCTTCTTTTGCGCCAAGAAGGTGTTCATTTCCTTCATACGGAATGCAACAATCCCATAAACCACCTAAGCAGCGGTGTCTGTGGCGTTCCATATCAAAATACGAATAAAAATCAACCGACCATACAGTAAAACAATCGTTAATTGATTCTTTGTCTTTTACAAGAACTTTCTGAAACGGTTGAAAGGTTACATCAGGTAGCACAACTTTATAAATAGGCAGAATAACTTTACTTTCTTTCCAGAAAGAAAAGGGAACAAAATTCTTTGTAAAGAATTTAGGGTCTTTTATGTCCACTTCTTCTTTTGAAAGGTTTACTTCTTTAAGTTCATACACCTGATCTTCTATCATCCAATCATAAAAAACAAAATCACTAATACCTTTAAAATAAATTCCGTTTTCTGATATATCATTAATACAGAAATACTTACCACAAAATTCTTTCATTTCTTCTGTGAACGGATGATTACGTTCAACAATTACCAGTCCATTTTCTCCTTTGTGTTTGTTGTACCAGTCAAGGCTTTTGACTTTAACAACATCGCCTACTTTAAATTTCGTCTCTTTCATCGTTTTCTTCTTTTTCGTTATCACCAATATTTCCATTATTCTCATCTCTAAATAATTCTTTTACAGTTACGCCTAAAATTTCTGCTATTTTAGTTAGTGTATCCATAGTAGGATTCCCGTTCACGATAGAATAAAACGATTGCCGAGTTATTCCTAACTTTTCGGACATTTCATTGACTGAAATGCCTTTTTCAAGCATGACTTCACGTATCCTTAATTTATTCTCCTTCATTTTTGATTATTTTTCTGTTGCAAATGTAATAGTTTATTCTTACATGTCAAAATATATTCTTACATTTTCTTCAAAATATTTTTAGTGTAAGAATAACACTTGTTATCAAAATAGTCAATATCAAGATGCATAACTCGTTTTCTTGGGTACAATATTTTGCCATTGCGTCTACAAAAAGATACATCATAACTGACCGTACCATACCGGATTCTATTTTCCTTTCCTTCCGTTCCATTCCTTTAAAAATTCTTCCACGCTCACAACTCTATCACCCGGCAAAATTTGATCTTTCGTAATGCCATAGTACGCATTGCCTTCTACCTTTATATAATCAGCGTAACTCTCCATTGCCTGTGAACAATACAAAGGCTTAAATCCGGCATCAAACAGGATAAGGCAACTCTCATACTTCCTGTTTTTAATTATAAAATCTTTTCCTTTTCTCTTCATAGATGTAATAATATGTTTTGACAGCAAAAATAAATGTAAGAATATATTATTACAAACCACAAGAAGAAGTTTAACATATGTTAAGGTGATTGCAATTGAAAAAGATTACATTTACTTTTGAAGGAAAATCAACTCATAAGGAATATGGCAACATATCAAGAACGTTTAGAAGCGGCTATCAAAAAGCTACAAAAGGTCTATCCTAATGCAACGGTAGAACAAACTATTGATCAGAATGGGAATGCCATTTGGCAAACAACCATTCCAGGAGAGAAGATCATTGAAAGCATGAACGTAAATGCTTTGGAAATTGTAGTCAACAACCTTTATGAAGCCTATCGGGTAAAGGTTGGAGTGAAAAAATAACGAAATCGTATCTATTTTATCATATTAAGTTGATCGATGACATTGCGGTTAAACAGTGTGTTGAAAGGGGTGCTTGTGAAAGTGCCCTTTTCTTTTTATATTTGAAGCGGTTAATTAACTCAAAAACAATTTATCATGAACAAAATTTTATTGACATTGGCTTTTATGTTCTCCTATGTCGCCTGTATTTTTGCACAAGGGGAACTTCCAGAAGAAACAGTAGATTACGCTGCAAATTTCGCTACTTTTGCAGGAGTAGTGGGTGTTACAACAGTTGTAACGGAGTTCATCAAGAAACTATTCAAAACAGAACCGTCAGAATGGGTTCAAAGAATTATCTCTTGGGTAATCGGCATCGGACTTGGTATGTTCGCTTGGGGTTTCCATTTGGGTATGTTTGAAGGATTGGATTGGTGGCAAGCATTATTATGGGGATTTGGAGCCGGATTAGCCAGTAACGGATTTTGGGACACTGGACTTATTGAATGGTTGTTTGGATTATTCACTAAAAAGAAAGCAGCATAATCTTCTTCATACTTTGTGTTTTGGGCGCGGTGGGCAAGAACTTCCGCGCCATTTTTATAAATCACCTACATTGAATATATACAGCTTATGACAATCGAAGAAAAATATTCAAAGCTAAAAGACATCTTCTTTAAAGACTTTATTGTCGCTACAGAAGAAACTACTTGCAGAGGAACGAATATCCCTGCCAGCAAAAGAGTGAAAAGTCCGAACACAGGACTAAAAATCCTATATTGGGGTGATGGAACTATCAACATGGCGGAATACCTTCACTACCTTTTGATGGAATCGTTACTGGGAGACAAGACTTGCAACAACAAAATACTCTGGTGTTTGAAATCCCTCCAGAGGTTGTCAACGAGTGCCTACGAGGATGAAAAGATGAAGAATCCAAAAGTGTATTTTGTACGCGAAAAAGGGTTTTTCCTTCGAGACGATATTTCATCCTCTTCCTGTGGTCTTTTTGATGCCATAAAAATAGAAAGCGGTTATTCCAATGGGATTGAACTTGAAAACGAAGATCCATGCTTTTCCCCTTTCGTATCACAAGATCAGATTTGGAACTTGTTGCCCTCTCTTTCTCTTTTAATAGACGTTTTTAAAGGACAAGAAATAGGAAATCTGGCAAAAGAAATACTGCATGATATTCTTTCCTATGTTTCCGATCATGGACACACCATTTACAATCCCTATTTCAGTGCGCTAAAGCATTTTTGGACTTACCTTCCATCCATGAATACAGAAAAGCTGAAACCTTGGGACAGAGTAGAGGATAGGAACAATCATTTGAAATACACTGTAAAGGTAAAAAGAGGTGCGAACAATTGGTATTTTGCTTACGGATTCAGAAAAACGCTCAAAAAATTCATTCCAGAAGCTAAATTGAACGGCTTCATGACTTTTTTATACGGTTTATGGTATATTCCATTCATTTTTCTTGCTGATAGGGTATATTTCCCTATTGTTACCCGGTTCGGAGTAAAAAGAAAAGACAATTCCTATTACTGCATGTCGTCTGCCGGTGATGTTTGGTATTCTGGAAGGAAAAGTTATCTCAAAAGGGTATGCAAGAAATTCAATAAGGATAAGGAATATACCTTTCCCGCGCTTGCAGAGTGCATGAAACAGGAAAAATGGCAATATCTGAACCTGGAAGAAATGGAAAAATGGCTGAATGAGTATGAATTTGACGAAAATTCGCTTGAATCTCCGGTGAAATTTCTAACTTTGTATTGTTACTTGAAGTTGTCCAAACAATTAATTGCTTAAAATCTTAGCCACAGTGTTTTGTCCCTGTCTTTCTTCGTGAGAGGCAGGGATTTTTATTTACATTTACAAAAGTGTAAGAATATACTATTACATTTTCATATAAATTAACAATAAAAGCCTCGTTTTTGTACAAAATGATATTACTTTTGCAGCATATTCAAGTGACAAAACAAATAGAATTATGAAACCTTTCAATTTAGAAGAAGCAAAAGCTGGCAAACCAGTACGTACATGGATGAGTAGGTATAAAGTGGAAATCATCTCTTTTGACGATCATCAAATACCAAACATGCCTATCTTAGCAAAAGTTTTTATAAACAATCAATCTCCAGTTCTCTTTCATTTTAAAGAAGATGGAACTCATTTGCTCCATAACGGATTCTTTCTTGTAATGGACGAAGATTTGGTAGAAGAACATTCTCTTTGGACTTCCACTTGTACCGAAGAAAACACGATAATCAATTACACAATCAAAAACTAATAGGAGTATGGAAACGAAAATGACGGAGAGGCAAGAGTTGCTTTACGAAACAAGGAAGAAAAAGCCATTCAGGGCTTTTATCATGACCTGTATGTGGGGTGGATTTGGGCTTTATTATACTGGTAAACCTATTATCGCATCCATCCTGACCATTTGTACCCTGTACAACATTTTAGGCGCTGTAGTGACCTTATTTAAGGTCGATTTGGTGAACTGTGTTGAACACCTACTTTGGTTTACCGGATTTTGGATTTTCTCAATCCTGATAGCGGTTCCTTTGGCAAAGGATACAAACAACAATATCAAACGTGAAATCATTAAAAACAACAAATAACATGAAAAGAGTAATTTTTATCAGTGTATTATTTACACTTATTTCGATGTGTGGATGCAAGCAGGAAGCCTCTAAAGAATCAGAAATTACCAAAGAGCAAGAAACCTCCAAAGAATTGAACATCTATCAAATTATGGATATTCAATTTAAAATATTGGATGCTTCTTCTAAAGATTTTTTGGTTGAAGAAGCTGATAAACTCATTCCAAAAGAAGCCTACAGCGAAAGGGTTGCTATAGAGACTGGAGGAAAAGCTATAAAATATAGCCTCAATACAGGTTATAAATTAAGTGTAAACGAGGTTTTTGATGAAAAATCAGGGATAGTTCCTTATACAAGTCTCGAAGCAAAGTTCGATATTTATGATATGGAAGATACAAAAACCTTTATAGATGGGATTCTGGATTATCTGAAAGAAAAGAAAAGGTTAAAGAAAGAAGGGATATCCGAGGTTGTAGATAAACCAGATTACAAACTTATTGCCCTTATTTGGGACGGTGGATTCAGTTCAATTGAAATGAAACAAAACGGAGCAATTGGATTTGACATTATCTTTATCAACTATTACGACATGAACAAACAAAATAAAAAGTAAGGATATGGAAAAGGTGGTCACATATTACTTAGACAGAAAGGGTAGGGTGTTCTTACTATTTACTTGGAATGGAAAGGCTTTAGATGCTTTTAAGTCAGGTTTCTTCCCTAAAGATATGCCTGTAGAAATGATTCCTAAAGAAGAAAACATATCTGGTGAGAACCTCCTTATGGTAGAATACTTACCAGGAAGAAAAATCCTACTAAGAGTGGGAGATGGCATTTTAAGAAGCTACGAATGGAAAGGTGTCAAGAAAATGTATAGAGATAAAAACTATACAAAACAAAACACCTTCTTCCAGCAGAAAAATTGGAAGAAGATAAACAACCCTGTAAAAATAGAAAAGATAATAGCTATAAGAGAAAAAGGCAAAACAAAAGTAAAACCTGGCATGATAAGAGTTACCGAATATCGTCCAAAATTTGTATCTTTGAAGCAAAGAGTAGAAAACGAAAACAAAGATTTGGAATTTTAAAATCGTTTGTCATGTGAACAGCAAGGTGAGGGTGGTTGAGAAATCGTCCTCACCTACAAAAACAATACACATAGTATCCTAAATCAAAAACCTTAGCATTTTCTTCAAATTCTTATTTACTATTCGATGGATGGGTAGCGGTCAAATTGATTTGCTACCCATTTTTCATTTACCTATCTTCTTTTAATACCACTATTCCTTCCCTATTCCCTTGCTCAAATGATCTCCCCATAACCACCACAGCCTTAGAACCTTACAACAACAAAATGTTGTTTTCAGTTTCTATATGTAATTTCATAATAAACCCATTACGATTTATCTTTTCAGCTAAATCTTTATTATGACTTTTATATCTAACGATAAATCTTATAGATATAGAAAAAGATCATAATAAAATGGGGTATTGTGAAATCTTGCGTTTCACAAAAAGCTGTCGCTTGTTTGTGAGAACGGATTTGATCTCCAAATCCTATTAAGTAGGGATAAGAGTAAAGGAAAGAATGATGATATTTACAAAAGAAGAAAAAGAATAAAAGAAGATACTCCTACTAAGAAAAAGATAGGAAAATGAAAACAAAAATAAATGACATCCTATTAAAAAGAAGAATAAAAACGCGCATACGCGTAAAAGAAACAGAAATCAAGACAAAGGGATGGAGGGTGGGGAAGAAACCCTACGGGCGCGCGTGAGCGAAGCGAGGCGTGCGAACTGGTGGTTGTGACATGGTTTGTAAAAATACAATTGTTGAAATTTTGTGGAGACGAAATATTTGCTTATCTTTGTGGTACAAGAAACAATTTGTGAAAATTGTTTTGTTTGCACGGTTTTAGATGCTAAATAGAGTTAAAAATACAGATAAATTTTTCTTATCTTATTTAACCCAACAGCAAAAATTGTATTTTTGCTCTTGTAAATTTTTAAACATAATATCATGTTGTTGGGAAAAGAATCAAAAAACAAACATAGCAGAATATTCTTCATAGAAGTCCAAATGATAAGATGGGCTTATGAAACTGAATTAAAGAAAGGCAAAGTTAAAGGGAACATTACTTTTAACCAATTGCATTCTATTGTTAATAGACATTTTCCAATAGGAAGAGTTCGTCTTGCTTCAATTTTAGAAGACAATCGTACCCTTATAAAACTTGAAGATGGAAAACTAAAGTTTATAAATAGACACAATGCTTACTCTCTTGTTGAGAAGTTCCCTACCATTTTTGCAGATTTATCTCAATTGAGAAGGACTTTCTATTTGAAAGATAAGAATTTGAGATGTGATTTTGTATTCATAGCTTTTCTTATTTATGCGGAAATGAAAAGAAGGTATTTTTCTTTAGCCTCTCATGAGAACAATCTTCTTGTTGAAAATGGAGAAATCCGTTATGGGAGAAAATTTTCTTCTATTTCTTTTATGTCACAAAAGACAATGGCGAAAGAATTAGGCTGGTCTACTTCTAAAGTAGCTCAACAGATAAAAAAGATAAAAAGACTTTTCGGATCGAAATCTTATACTTCTGATACACAAAGGGAAAGACAAAGAAGGAAATATCCCAATTCTCAATCCTATTCTTTGAATTTACCTCCTTTAGAGGATATGGAAGCTATTGTAAACAGAAAAATGATAGCTTTGTCCAGGCTAAAGAAAAATGCTTTTAGAAAGAAAATGGATAAAGCTGAATGGACACACGTAAGGAATTGTATTAAAAGAAAAAACAGCAATAGGTATAGGTTTATGTATAATACTCAACACTGTAATTCTGACTGTTATCTTGAAACTATAGGTATCATAAATAAGATAGATAGACTACAAGATAAAGGCAAATACAAGTCCGCTCAATTCTTTTTAAAACTGTTGACTGGAGAGGAAATGATAAATCAAAAAAGAATTATTCCTACTTTTGTTATAGATAAATTCAAAAAGGCACTAAAGAAATCTAAAGCATCGGAGGCAGCTTGATCATGGAAAAGACTTTAATTGAAATTAATAAGGCTATTCATACTTTTGATGAAATAAAGGAAGCTGCAAAGTACAAACTTGAATTTCTTGAAAAGATAGAGAAGTCTAAAAGAGGCATTGCAAAATATGAGGGTTCTTGTTGCCGCTCGATTTTTAAAGAAAACTTTATAGATGATCCTGTGGAGTTTTATTGGATTGCTATGGATGGAAGCTCTGCAAAGGAAATAGAAGAATGTTTGATTGATTTGTGTGTAGTGGGCGTTGATATTGAAGAATATTTTACTTGCAAAAAGCAGAAAAAGAAGAAAGCTAAATTTTGTGGAGAGAAAGATTACAAGTTTCTTTGCAGTAAATTGAATAAGAAAATACACAGGAAAAGATGAAAAAGGAAACATTATCTATTAAAGACAGAAAGAATCTAACAGAAGAAGAAAAGAAAGACGTATTGTCTTTTTACGGAGTTACAAAGGATCAACAAGAAGCTGTTCTTGACAGCTATCAACATGATTCAGAAAGATATTTTACCACTATCCGGCAGATGCCAATAGAGGAACAGGAGGTGTCTCTATTGATTGCTGCCGCATGTGGCGTTGACATTAACAACTTTTAACTGTAAAAATTTCAATTATTGCATACAATAGTTGTATATTTGCAGTCGAGATGAGATAGCTAAAAAGTCGAAGATTGGGAGTGATTCGCGGTAACTTCCCTTCTTTTCTTGAAGGCTATGTGATTAAAATATAAACAAAATTCTCCCCTGTAAGAATCGTTCCTAAAAAATAAGTCCCGAAGTAGGGCAAATGGCGGCTTACAGGATGAATTTTGTTTTTAAATAGGAAATTTCAAATATTCTATTTATATTTGCGCCATGTATTTGGTAGAACAACATATTATTTCTGTAAATGATAAGAGATACAAAGATTTAGATCGAATTTGTTTCTTGTCTAAGAACTTGTATAACGCTGCTTTATATACAATAAAGCAAGAGTTTCTTTGTACGGGGAAGTGGATAAGAGCAGGAGAACTTAATAAGAAAATGGTAGCAGAAAATAATATAGATTATAGAGCAATGAGTGGATCATCTTCTCAACAAGTTCTTATGACTTTAGATAAGAACCTAAAATCTTATTTTTCTGCTATCAAGTCTTGGAAACGGGATAACAAAAAGTTTACCGGTTGTCCAAAATTTCCGAGATATAAACATAAAACAAAAGGTAGAAATGTATTTTCTTATTCTTATGCGCAGTTTAAGCACAAAGGAAACTTCATTTTCTTTCCAAAGAAAGAAGGATTGTCACCTTTGAAAACGAATTGCAAAGAAGGTTCTGTAAAACAAGTTCGATTTATTCCTAAAGCAGATTGTTATTCTATAGAAGTTGTTTATGAATCTTCTGTAAAAGAACAGCTTCCCGATAACAATAGGATCATGTCTATTGATTTGGGTGTAAACAATTTAGCTTCTATTGTAACCAACACAAACAGTAAACCTGTTTTGATTGATGGAAGGAAATTAAAATCCATCAATCAGTATTACAACAAGAAAAGATCGAAAATTCAACAACAATTAAAAAAAGTAAATGGAAAAGAAAATTCAAGACGGTTAATGTCTCTTACAAGAAAGAGAAACAACAAAGTAAAGGATTATCTTCACAAGGCAAGTAAAGAAATAATCAATACTTGTTTGGAAGATAATATAACAACATTGATAGTCGGACATAATGATGGATGGAAGCAAGAATCCAATCTTGGGAAAAGAAACAATCAGAATTTTGTCTCAATTCCTTTCGATATGTTCATATCAATGTTAAGGTATAAATCAGAAAGACAAGGGCTAAGATTTGTTGAAGTAAACGAATCTCATACGTCAAAATGCAGTTCTTTTGATTTAGAATCTGTGGAACACCATGATACTTACGTTGGTAAAAGAATTAAGAGAGGGCTTTTTAGAACAAAAGATGGAATCTTACTTAATGCAGACATCAACGGAAGTTATAACATCATGAGAAAAGTAAAAGGGGATGCAGTAATGCCACCCTATACAGGGTTTGGGTATAACCCAGTTAAGAAATTTATTAACAAATATGTATATAGGTAACTATATATCAGTTTACTATATACATAATTACCACCGATACGATAAGTCCTGCAACACTGGCATTAAGGCTTCCTATAGGATGTCGTGGGATAATTAGCTTCCCGTGAGAAAGGCTTCTTTTGAAGTAACATTGCTCTTCGCGCATAGGAACAATCAAAAATTCAGTTTAATTTCTTCCTACCTTAAAAGGCTAAGCCGTTACCTTCGATCGCTGGGTGGAGCGAGAACGGCACTCTTAGCAAGTATTAGTACGGTTGCCACCCCAACAAGGAAAGTGCTTGCTAAGAGTTTTTTATTTTTTGAAAATTGTTCGATATAGGAAATTTTAGTTACATTTGTGTGTTGAATTTCACCTAATTAAATTGTGCACAAAATGATTAGAGAATATCCTATAAATGAATTTAAAGACCTTGCAGAAAAGAATAACTGGGAGGTTTACTCGTTAGAGCAAGTCAGAGACTTTGCTTCTGATGTAGTTAAAAGCATTGATCCTACTGAACAGGAACATGGGGCTATTGACTTCGTGTCCTTAAACCGTGTTGTTGTGGTTGATGAAAACTTCAACAAATCTGTTGTATATTATCGTGACTCACAGATTGAATGGAAGGACGCGGATACCGAAACAATTGAAAAAGCCGGAATGACCGGACTTCCTGTGAAAAACAAGATTGGCTTCTATAAAGATACCCCTCAAAACAGAAGAAAAGGTATTGTGGGTATGCCCTACAAGAAAGACACCGAATATAAGAAGAAAACAAAAGAAGATTCCGATAAATCTGAAAAATCTGACAAGAAAGAAGACTAAGCCTTGTGAAGTAATGGAGAAAAAACAGAGAATATATTACATAAAGGCTTACTTGGGTAGCTTCTGTTATCCATTACTTGTCGCTATACCTTTATCTCCTATTGTGGATTGGATAGAAAAATATATATTTAGGGACTGGGAGTTTTTGAAATTTCTTGTCGTGCTAATTGTGATAGATACCCTTGTAAGCTGGGTGTTTCATCTAAGGAAGAAGGATTTTTCATCCAAAGGATTCGCAATGATCATGACGAAACTTTTTGTTTATAGCTGCCTACTTATCGTTGGACATGTTCTTGGAGGATATACGATAGACGGACAAATAGCCACTACTTTTACTTGGTTTCGATCTTTAATGTGTACGGCCCTTATCGTCAGAGAATCTGTTTCCATCGTTGAGAATGCAGGAAAAATTTCTCCTAACCTTGTTCCTTCTTGGGTGAGGAAATATTTAAGGGACTTTGACGAAAATGGATTTTTAAAAATGAAGGACAAGAACGATAACCGTCCTTCTATTTAGATAGGTAATTTTAAATTTTTGAGATATGAGACTTTATCGTTTTATTAATACAGATAAAAAAATTGACGTAGTTGTCGTTACAGATGGTTCTTGTGAACAAAAAAGAGTTTTTATCACTGAATCTCCAAGAGGTGTTGTTCCTGCTGGTTCTGTCAATCCTTCTGCTGATGAAAAAGCAGGAAGTGATGCTTTTCTTGCTTTGGGTTGGAAATGGAACGTGGGAGAAAGCGTTCAGCATGAAGAGTTGGTTGCGTTTGCTGAAAATAATGCGCTTACTCTTACAATCGAACCGCAAGGATTGAATGAAGTCGTTTCTGTGAATGCAGAATGGAATGATGAGGATGCTTGTGTTATTTCTATCACAACAACCGTTCCTGCTGAAAAGGAAGTGGAAATCTATTTCCCTAATTCTGTAAATTTGAATGAATCGGCTGGTAGATTTGGTGTTATCAGGGGTGACAGAAAAACATTGGTTTCTAAAGTAAGTGGGCGCGAAGCGATGGTATTTACTTTAGAGGATATGGGATTGGGTGCAAAAGAAGATTTGAATATTGTGGTAATGTCCGATGCAGGTGTTCAGAAATTTGAGGTGGTTGCTAAAAACGCATAAGATATGCTTCGACTTTTATTTACAACAAAAGATTTAAGCAAGCAAATGACTGTCATAACAGATGGTGTAGACAGTCAGATGAATGTTTTTGTAACTGAAAATACGGTAGGTGATGTAGACTATTACAAATCTTTAGGGATTGTAATAAAAGCTGGTATTACCTATAATATCGGTAAGTTTATAGAATGGTGTCTTGCTAATGAATTGGGTCTTATAGGCTATCCAGAAGGATTAGAGGACGAAGAAATTGTCTATGTTAATGTTTTGGATAGAACGGAATATATTTTGGATATAGAAACCACTGAATTGAATTTTAAGAATACAGGTGAAAGTAAGAATTTTGTTGTTACGTCAAGTAAACAAGAATTTAAAGACGGAGCACCCTATGGCGATCCGAAAGCTGTAGAAATTGAAATTCAGATACAGGGTGATGGTTTTACAGGTAACGCAGGGGTAAGCCAAATTTCTGCATCCGAAAATCCTACTAATCAGATTCGAAAAGGAGTTGCCATTATTATTCAGAAGGAAAGCGGTAAACGTGGAACTATTGCTTTGGAACAAGCTGCTTCTGTCATTACCTATGAAAATACTATCACAGCTAATGATATGACGCTTGCTTTTGATCCGGCTGGGGAGGATTTATCGGTAACCATTACATCTAAAAGACAAAAGAAGCTGAATGGTAAAAATTCAGGTAGTGCGGTTGATATTCCTTTCAATTACAAAATAACGGGAGTAGGTTTTTCTTATAAAGGATTATCTGGAAAGACTTATACTATTGCCGCTTCTGAAAATACAAACGAAACAACAGGGCGAAACGGTACACTTGTTGTAACTCAAACAGGGGATGGAGCTAAGTCTGTTACTATAACACTTGCTCAATCAAAAGCAAATGTTACTTACGAATATAATTTAAGCTCCAGTGAATCCAATATTCAATTTGTTGCTGCTGGGGAAACAAAAACACTTCCTATTTCATGTAACAAACAGAAAGTGGTAAATGGTAAGGACAGTGGGAAACCTATTGCTGTAACCTATACTACGGTTGTTACTGGTACTGGGTTTACAAAAGGAGCTGCTGAATATTCCGTAGTGGCTGCTGCCAATACCGGAGCACAAAGAACGGGAAAGGCAACTGTTACTGCTTCAGAAGGTGGTAAGAAAATTGATATAACATTAACACAAGCTGCGGGAGCAACCGCTTAAAATTTTTGGGAAAGGTGAGTAGGAAAAGTAAACATAAAATTCAAGATAAGACAGACCTGTTAAAGGGTCTGTCTAATCTTTCTTTGGAAGATATTGTAGGATTGCAGAAAACTCTTCCTACTTTGCTTCAATCCAAATTACAGCAGATGTCTCGTTCTGATGATTTGGAAAATCTTTTAAAAGCTAATTTGTACCTGGATAATGTCAATCAAAGACAGGACAATGTAAGGGCTGTGTTCTTTAATCCAGATGAAGCAAGTGATACGGGAAGAGGATATAAAGACCCTATGTTTTATGGGTCGCTTCCTTTTGAAGTACTTCGAAGGATGGGGGACATTTTTGTTGTCCGGGCTGTGGTGAATACCCGTGTTGAACAGGTACAGAATTTCTTGCATTTTTCAACAGATGAACAGAAAGAAGGTTACACTATCCGAAGAAAAAGAAATCCTTTTGAGAAACAAAGTACAGAACATTCAAGAGAAGATCAGATAAAGATAGCCTATATTCGTAAATTCTTGGAAGAAGGCGGTTTCCATGACAAATGGGAATCTTTTGATACATTTCAGGATTTTGGGAGAAAAGTTGTGTTTGACAGTTTAACACTTGATCAGCTTGCCTTTGAGATTGTAAGGGACAGATCATGGAATTTGGCGAGATATCGTGCCGTAGATGCTTCTTTGATCCGTTTCTTGGACAGCATTGACCCTAAGTTCCGAGACGAGTTTGAAAAGTACCGTTTCAAAGGTTATCTTCCTAAATATTGTATGGCATGGCAAGGGCAGATCATGGAAAATCCTGTTACGCATGAAAGCGTGATCTTCTATCCTTGGGAACTTGGAATAGGTATCCGAAACAAATCCACTAACATTTATAAGAACGGGTATGGCACTTCTGAATTGGAAACTTTGTCCAGCATTATGACATGGATATTGTGGGGATTTGAATATAATGGATCGTATTTTTCTAAGGGGTCAAGCCCGAAAGGAATCATAAATGTTAAGAATCCGAACATATCTCAATCTTCTTTGGATGAGTTCAGACAGGCTTGGCAACAGACTATGGTGGGGACTCGTAATTGTCTGGTTGGAAGCACTAAAATTGTAACAGAAAACGAAGGACTTGTGTCTTTGGAAGGCGTATTGAATGGATTGGAGTATAGGGATGTAAAAATATGGACAGGTAAATCTTTTGTCGATGCTCGAATTACGAAAACGCAGAAGAAGAAAATATGCAAATTGGGTGTTGCTAATGGGATGTATATTGAATCTTCTCCAGAGCATAGATTTAAGGTTGTGTCTGATAATGGGGTTATAGAATGGAAAGAGAGAAAAGATATTAAATTAGGAGATTATGTTTTATCTAACAAAAAATCATTACCTCAAACTTTGACTTTATATTATAAAGGAAAAGAACTTGAAGCCGATTTCTTTGAGATGCTTGGGTGGCTGATTGGTGACGGACATATTGATAATGGAAATCCAAGTAGAAAGAGAATCTCTTTTTATTTTCATAGTATTAAAGAAGTTTATATAAGCGAACACATTCATTCAATTTTAAACAAATATGGAATAAATAATTATATAAAAAGAACTAAGATAACAGAAGAAAAGGCTGAAGATACAAAAAGAATGTATGGGTTTAAATCAACTCTTTTAGAAAGACTTTCTATCTTGTGTTCCGACAAACAGTTTTTTGAATTTTTGATGGAGTTGGGTTTTACTCCAAGTTGTAAAGGCAAAACAATAGCTCCAGTATTGTTTAGGATTTCTTCTGAATGCAGATGTGCCTTTATAAGAGGTATGTTTTCTGCTGATGGATGTACTATTAAAAGTTCACCTTCCCCTCAAATAACAATAGTTAACAATAGATTAAGACATCAATTTAGAGAATTATTGTTAGCTGAAGGGATTCAATGCACTTATTCGGAAGGTAACGTAAGAAGAAAGACAAAACTAAATAAAGAACCGCATGAAGGCGGATTTCTTCTTTTGATTAAAAATAGAAAAGATTTCTTTGAAAGGATATCTTTTATTCAGCCTTACAAACAAAGATCGTCTTTGTTGGATTACAAAGAACCGTTTTCTCTGCACCCCAAAATGATGCAAAGGATTGCTAATGAGATGAGGGTAGAGTCTTTTAGAAGAAATGTTTTCAAAGAAGAAGACCAAATAGACAAAAATCTTTCGAGAAAATTAATTGGTATAGGAATTGGTCATGATGGGATAACGCAAGCTGGACTTCTTGAAGTTGCTAAAAAAATGAATTTTGATCTTCCTTACGAATATAATGATTTTTATTTTTCGGAAATCAAATTTTTAGAGGAAACGGAAGAAGAAGTCGAAATGTATGATGTAGAAGTTTTTGACAACGAGCATCAATTTATTGCCAACGGTATTCTTACCCATAATAGCCACAGAACGCCCATTATCAATGGGTTAGACCTCCAGTGGTTAGATTTGAGCAAGAACACCAACCGAGATATGGAGTTTAGTGATTGGTTAAAATTCCTATTGGTCATGGCCTGTGCTGTATATCGTATTGATCCGTCTGAGCTTGGTTTCCAATTCAAGGATCAAACTAATATATTCGGACAAGCCGGACAGAAAGAACGTTTGCAACACTCTAAAGACAAAGGGTTAAAACCTATCCTTGTATTCTTGCAAGAGGTAATCAATTATTATCTTGTTTCTGAATTGGATGAAGATTTTGAATTTGTCTTTACAGGTGTGGACGCAGAGGATGAAGGTAGACAGGTTGAGATTGACGCTAAGAAGATTCAAAACGGTATGGTTTGCTTGGAGGATATTTTTGAAAAATACTCTGGACGCAAATTCAATCCCGAAACGGATACTATTCTGAACCAATCCTATCAACTTCAAAAGCAAATGCAGATGCAGCAGGCTATGTATGGTGGGGAAGTGATGAACGAAGAAGTGGATCGTCAGATAGCTTCGGAAGAAAAGGAAGATACGCAAAAATCTTTCAGTTCGAATCCTATCATGGATGCTGCCATGTCTTATATCGAGAAGAATTGGGGCGAGTCATGAACGTTCGATATGTTAAGAATATAAAAGTCGAGAAAATGCCGTTGGTGTCAAATATACATCATCATGTTGACCCTATGCGCTATCCTAAAGTACAAGAAGGTTATGAAGGGATGGCGCAGGTCATTTTCTCGACACAGATAAACAATATGTTAATGGACTTGACTAAGAAAATGGTCAGCCAAAAATCGAAGTAGCCTATGCTGTTTACACCGGAAGAAACACAGCAGTTGTTTTTCATTGTCGATTATCGTATTGCACGAGTGATTGCCGATGTATTGGGAAAAGATTATCTTTCCCCAGACGACATAGATGTACTTAAAAGGTTCGATTTTGACCTAAAGACAGAAATTCTAAAAATACCACCTTACTGGCAAGCATTCATATTTGGACGGTTAGCAGCCATACTTTCCCCTGCACAGCTTTCTTCGCTTAATTTTGATGATTTGAGACAATATGTTGAGAAAGAACAATACCCGCAATTGACAGCAAGGGAAAAGGCAGAATACAATGCGTCTGCCATGCGCTCTTATTCTTATATAAAGGGAATGGGAAATAAAATAAAGGATTCCCTTTCTTCCACCATATCGGAAGAAGAAATAAAAATAGCTGTTGCGGAGCGAGAAAGGGAAGTTGAAACAGCTATTAAAGAGGAACTTTCAGAAGGGGTTCTAAAAAGGAAATCCGTTCAGTCTATAGTAAGTGCGCTTGGACATAGATTGGACGAATGGAACCGTGATTGGGGACGTATAGTTGCTACCGAAATGGAGAATATTTTTCAGATAGGTACGGCTCAAATGATAATGAAAGAACATGGCATCCATGCTAAGGTATATAAGCAAACAATGCCACAAGCCTGCCGGTATTGCTTAAATGCCTACACTACAAATGGCTATGGTTCTAAGCCAGTTATATTTGATTTATCCGAATTGATTGCTAACGGAACGAATATAGGCAGAAAATCAAAGGATTGGAAGCCTGTTTTAACAAATATTCACCCTTTTTGCAGATGCAACCTCCGTTACATTCCAGATGGCTATGAATGGGATGATAAAACACAATCTTTTGAACCTAAAAAAGTGGAAGATAAAGATCGTGTTGAGAGAAAATCAAAGGTGAAAATTACAGTAGGAACAAAACATTTCGAAGTATAATGAAAACAAGGACAATTTTTAATTCTGGTTATATCAGCATACCTACAGTGGATAGTTCAAAATGGATAAAGGATATTCAAGTGGGAGATGTAGTAAGAACCATTTCCGGTTATAGGAGAGTGGTTAGGGTAACGCAGTTTGAACCATCATCTATACCTTGCGTTTTGGACGTGTGTTATATTACCGAGGACGAAGCCCTTGAAAAGGGGTATCGGGAAGATGCGTTGCATAGGATAACGGAAAATTCTTTTGTTCTGTGTGATAACAAGGTGAAAAAGGCTAATAGGATACGTCCAGGAGATGTTATTATGCTTAAAAATGGTTGCAAGGGCAAAGTAACCAACATTATACGAATACCTATTGATAATGTTTCGCAATATTTTTATAGTTTTGAACTTGATAAGCCGGACTTCTTTTTTGCAGATAATGTTTGCATCCCGGACGTAGTTTGCAGCAGTAATTCAAAATAAAATTTTTTAGATATGGGACTGAATTTGAAAGCGTTACTTGGTTTACAGACGCAAAAAGAAAAAATAGATGAGTATAAAGGACTTCTTAAAAAGGAAAGAGAAATAAAGCAAGAAGTAGATTCACTTGCGGAGAATTACTCTTTACAAAAGTCTCAATACGATTCTTTGAGAGGTAGCGACAATGCGGAAGCTGCTATGAAGGCAGAGAGTTGTTTCAGCGAGTTCTTGAAACAGCAATCAAAGGATTTAATGAGTGTTTACAATAGAAGAAATTCTATCCAGAAGTCGATTGAGAGACTGGAAAACGATGAAGATTTTGCTGAAATGGCAAAAGATATTCGTCACCTTTTTGAATGCCGAGAGCTTTGGAAACAAGGGTTGATTAAAAAATCGGTTTATTTTGATTTGTTCAAAGCAAAACAAGGAAAGGTGCAATTTGCCGATGTACTGGTTTTTAGAGGTGACAAACTCCTTATCTTGAACCGTGTGGGAGAAAAGGGGGCGGTATCGAACGATTGGTGCATTCCAGGGGGGCATGTTGATCCAGGAGAAACTTTCTTGCAAGCAGCCAAAAGAGAGCTGTTTGAAGAAACTGGTATTGATATGTCGGAAAGTTTATTGATTCCTGTCGGTAAGTATATCCCCAAAAGAAAGGGGATAGAGATTCACTATTTTATGTGTCATATTGATGATCAGACACCAGTTAATATTCTTGTGGATGCGGAAGAGGAAACAGGGTCGGAATGGATCAATCCTTACACGGAACTTGATCTTTACAACTTCATTTTTGATATGAAGGATAATATCAAGCGCATTCTTGGTATTGAAGTGCCGGATGAATTTCAATTGGTAATGAAGTCATTCAAGGACGGGAAAATATCAAAGGAAGTATTTACTACCTATTGCGAGAAAAATCCCGAAAAACTGGAAAAATCAGCAAACAAGACTTTTTTCACACATGAAGAAAGAAAGGATTTGGCAAAGAAGGGTGAGGCAATGCCAAATGGGAAATATCCTATTAGAAATCGCCAGGATTTGAAAGATGCTATCCGTTTATCTGGTAGTTCCTCTATGCCGAAGGAAGATGTAAAGAAATGGATCAAGAAGCGTGCAAAAGAGCTTAATTTGGAAGATGAACTGCCGGAAGATTGGAAAGTTGAAAAAACAATGGACACGGAAGATGCTCATACATTGCAACGTGAATCTTTGGATGGAGAAACTAAAAATATCGTCCGTACAGAAGATGGAGTAGGAGAAGGCTGTTCTCATGAAGGAAAGATTGAGAAAGCCATTACTTTCAAGAGAACTGTTTATGAAGAAAAAGAAGTGGAAGTCGAGGAAGAACCAAACAAATACACTTACGGAAACTTCCAAATCTCCTTTAGTGATAATGACGGAGGACATGGAGATAAGTTTGCCGATTTTTTAGCTACTTTCCAAAAAGTAACAAACTTATGTAAGCCTTTTTCTGTGGTTATCAAGACGGAAGATAACGGTGAACAAGAATGGAAGTGGGGCACTAAATTCAGATTAAATGGTATTTCTAAAACAGAAGATATCAGAAAGTCACAGGAAGATGCCATTTCCAAGGAAGAGAAAGGGGACGAACTTGAAAAGTCCGAAAAGAAAGATAAGAGTATTTTCAACACTTATCTTAATTTTCTGGAAGGAGCTAAAACACGCCTTAAAAACATCCATTGGGGAGAGGAAGATAATTCGAAACATGTCTATCTTGATGATCTTTCGGAAAATGTTTCTGAATTTGAAGATAAGATTGCAGAAGCCGGTCAAGCAGGATTCGGACGGTTTAAGGATGGAGAAATACAAGGTGACGAGGTGGAAGAATCTGATCCTATCGCTATTTGCCAGATGATTTTCGACAAGACGGTTGAGTTTAGAAAGGAACTTGCCGGACGGGACGAATACAATGGTGAGGTAAGTTGGATTGATGATTTCCTTGCCACACTCAAACAATCGAAATACAGATTGCAATTGCATTAATACAAAAGGTATAGATTGTGATAATTATTAATAAAAGTTAAAATATTGTGTTATTGCAATTTATACCTATTTTTGCAGTATTTTTGAGTGTCGCTATTACGCTTATATTTAATATAACAATCATAGAATGTTTGATAGTTTCAAATTATATGTAGACTTGGACTTGGAAAAGGCTAAAAAGGATGATTCTTTGAATGAATCTCCATATTCTAATATGGTCTTTTCCGGCGTAGCTTCTGATTCTTCAAAGGACGATGAAGAAGAAGTGTTAGAGCCGTCTGGGTTTATATATGATAGATTTTTGAAATCAGGATTGTTCAATCTCGATCATTTGCCGACAAGATCGCCTATCAATAAAAGTAGATTTTGGATAGGCGAGCCTATTGAAGCCTACGTGAAAGACAATAAGTTTTTTGTGAAAGGTAAATTATGGGAAAAATCACCGGAAGCTCGTGCTTTTTGGGATAAGGCTATTGAGATGAAGGAATCCGGTTCAACAAGAAAGCCTGGAATGAGCGTTGAAGGTAAGGCTTTGGAAAGAGATAAACGGAATCCAAAAAGAGTGACAAAAGCCCTTATTACAAACATAGCGTTGACTATGACGCCTGTTAATACCAAAACTTATCTTGATATTGAGAAAAGTAAAGGGAACAGGGGGAACGATTTGTTGGAAATGCAGAAATCCGCTATCCTTTTTGAGTATTGCACCGAAAATGGGATAGTTCAGATAGATAACAATTTTAAGGTAAATTTCCAAAAGTCGCATTCTTTTGATGTTGGTTCTTTTTGGGAAATTTACAAATCAGTTCAAAAAGGAAGATTGGATAGAAGTGTTCTTGATACACTTGTAGAAAGAGTTCGACAATAATTTTTAAATAGATAGTATATTATGCTAAACTTGAATGAATTTAAAAACGATCCGCTATACAAGGCACTCGAAAACTCTGGTTTTAGTGCGGAAGATATTGCTTCTATGGTGGAAAGAGGTGATGTAACTTTTGAGAAGTCTAAAACTGTTGCTGAAATGAAGGATTCCGAAAAGAAGGAAGAAAAAAATATCGGCAACGATAAGAAGCATGAAGATGCTCTTAAAGAGGACGAAAAAGAGGACAAGAAAGACGTAAAGGATTTGAAAGAAGACATCAAGGAAAAAGAAGATAAAGTTGAGAAATCTTTCTCTATGGAAGATATGAAATCTTTCGGTGCTTCTTTGGCTGCCAATATCGTAAAAGGAATGACAGAGGTTATGAACGAACGTTTTGGTAACATTGAAAAATCTTTGGAAACTTTCGGCGCACAAACTCCATCTTTCAAAGGTGTTCAGACTTCTGCCGTTTTGGAAAAATCTATGAAACCAGAAGTGGACGAAGAAGGAAAGACTTTGTTGTCTGTCACTAAACAGCGACCTTTAGTTACTGCTGCCATCAATAAGGCTATTGAAAACGAAGGAGAAGAACTTGAAAAATCCATTGGCGATGATGCTTTAGTTTTCTTGGCAGATACGCAAGCCGAAACTATTGGCAAGAACTTGGCGAAGTTCATGTACGAAAAGTATAATATCAAGTTCCACAAGTAAGAAACAATTCGATTGAATATAATATAAAATATTGATAATCATGGAATTATACAATTATAATGATTTGGCAGCTTTTGGAGGTAGCAATAACGTTGCTGACGTGTTGAAAGCTATGGAAGCCGGCTTACAGACCGGTATGCAATACAACGACCAGATTAACAATGGTGGAGGTTTGAAAATAGAATCTTTGGATGCTTACATCAAGGTTCTTGCCAACCGTTTGAATCAGTTGGTCGTTTATAATGAAATGCCGAAACAGAGAATCGAGAATACGGTTCATCAGTACAACCAGTTGTACAAATATGGTGAAGATGTAGGTATCTTCAACCGTGAAGGTGAAACACCGGAAGAAACCGATACTCAATACATTCGCAAATCTATTATCGCTAAGTTCATGGGATTGACAGGGCAGGTAACAGACCCGGCAATGTTGGCGAAGTTGGCAGGTGGTATGAATATGTACACTCGTGAGGTACAGAACAAGACAACTTTGTTGCTTACTTTGATTGACACTAACTTGACGAGTGCGGATTCTACTTGTGTGGAAGAAGAATTTGATGGTATTTTCCGTCAGCATATGATGGGCGTTGCCTCTGCTGATCGTGGCTCTACGGAAGGTATGAGCACAGAACAGATTTTGGATGCTTATTATGGCTCTGCTGCCGTTATTGATGCACAGGGTGGTATTTTGACTGATGCTTTGGTTGAAGATGCTGCTGATGCTGTTGTAAACGTTTACAATGGTTATATCGACCGTATCGTTTCTGCTCCGGTTGTATTTAACAACTATGTGAAGAAATTCCATGAATCGAAACGTGTTGTTGTCGGTATGGCTAACAGTGTTGTAGGTGCAACGATGGGTCAGTCTGTAAACAATATCGTAACACAGTTTGGTAGTGTTGCAGTTAAGAGCGATAAGTTCTTTGACGTTCGCAAACCTATTAAGGCTACTACTACTGCTACTTCCCCGAAAGCTCCGGCAACTCCTGTTGCAGGTGGAACAAAATCGGCTGTTATTGCAGATGCTAAAACCAACTTTACATTACATGCGGGTTCTTATGGTTATCTGGTAACTGCAAAGAATCGCTATGGCGAATCTGCTCCGCTTAAATTGACAGATACCGCTTTGGCTGTTGCAGCTAGTCAGTCAGTTGACTTACAATGGACAGCCGGTGTAGGTGGAGCTTATCAGGCTACCGCTTATGTGGTTTATCGTACTAAGAAAGTAACCACTTTGACGGATACGACAGAATACTATCCTATCTTTACTATTCCGGCTTCTATGCTGGCTGCTGGATATGATGGTGCTGTTGCAACTAAAGTTCGTGACCGCAACCGTATCATTGCAGGAACTAAGTCTGCTTTGATTTACTACAATGATAGCCAGATCAACGAATACTTGCAGTTCGGTGACACTCGTAAGATCGACTTTGCAATCACCGCCCCGTCTCGTAGATTTGCAATTTTGAACTACGGCACTCCGGTTTTGTATCAGCCCGCTAAGATGTGTCGTGTCATCAATATCGGTGATGAAGGCTTAGGTGCATAAGAGATCATAGGAATTAAAATAAACAAGAGGGAAGGAAAGGGTTCTTGGCAACATCTTCCCTTCCCTTAATAATTTAAGTTTGAAATATGGTAACAATTATATCAACAATCTATAAGAACACCGTTATCCAGTTTGGAGATGAACTTGTGAAGTTTACGAACGGTAAGTCAACTGTAAAGGACGAGACTTGGGAATATATCAGAACGGGTGGTTTTAAAGGAATCACTTCTTTGGAAGATGCAGAGAACTTGGAAAAGGAAAAATCTGAAAGAGAAAAGGATGATGAAGCCACTATCAAAGTTCTGAAAGATGAATATGATTTTGAGATTAGTCGTTTGAACGGTATTATCAATGACAAGAACGCTCAAATTGAAAAAATGAAACAAGCTGCTGATGTTTGGAGAAAAGAGTGTGAAAGATTGATGAATGGTGGAAAGCCAAAAGAAATAGAGGAAGAAAAGAAGGAAGAAGAAAATTCTTCTAATGGAGAAGAAATAGCCTCTTTAAAAGAAGATATGCTCAAAATGTCTTTCGAAGATTTGAAAACCCTTGCTATTGAAAATGGTATGTCTAAACAAAAGGCAGGAAGATTCAAGGAAGAAGATCAGAAAGACGAACTTATTAATGCGATAATCGCTTTACCTAAAAAATAAAAGTATGCCGGGACAACTGACGTTTACAATAAAATATAAAAAGAACACAGGATCGGTCATTTCGGTAGCCGAAATGTGGAATAATTACCTGTACGGTATCACTATACAGGCTGGAACTGGTACGGCTTTTTCTGATGATGCTCTTAGAACTTATCTTAGTGCAGCGCAGAGAGAGGTTGAGAACTATTTCAATCTTAAATTTGTAAAGCAGTTGGTTGAATCGGAAACGCATTCTTATTACAGGACAGATTATTTTCAGCAATTTCCTATCATACAGACCAACTGTCCTGTAAGAGTTCCTCTTGCACTAACAGGTATGTTGAACAAGATGGAGCAAATTATTTATCCGCAAGCATGGCTTACATGTGAAAAGGATATGGACGGGATAGGAAAACGGAGAATGAGCGTAGTTCCTACTGGCGCAAGTTCGGTCAGGGGAAATGCCGATGTTATTCTTACAGGTATAACAACTCAAATAGGATTTCAACGGTACACAAACATACCGGACTATTGGGATATTCAGTATATAACCGGATTTGATTTGGATAAAATGCCGGTTGATTTGATAAATCTGGTTGGTAAGCTCGCTTCATTCGGCCCGTTAAATATTGCTGGAGATATGATATTCAATCTTCCGGGTATTGCGTCCATGCACCTGGAGATAGACGGACTTAGACAATCCATAAACTCTACTGCTTCTGCTGAAAATGCAGGGTATGGGGCACGTCTGAAACAGTATCAGAAAGAAATAGAGGAAACGGTAGGACGGATAAAACTTGTGTACGATCAGTTTAAATTTTTGGTATTATAAGGAGGACGTATCGTGGCAAAAAGCATTTTACAATCACCTATTCCGGCTTTAAGCAATGCAAGTCCTGAATTTATGCGTTCAGAGTTCGATTCTGCTGTGTATTTGAAAGGATATGAGGTGGTAATCGAAAAGGCTTTGAGATGTCCTTGTAACGCGCCAGATTCTCCTTTGACGGATTGTCAGAATTGTTTCGGCACAGGATATTTTTATGTGAACCCTGTAAGCACACATGCACTCATAACCGGAATAAACGGAAACAACGACTATAAACGTTGGTCGGAAGAACTGATAGGAACTATCAATGTAACGGTGACGGATACAGATAAACCGAATATGGGGTATTTTGATAGGATCACAATCCAAAAGGAATATTCTTATTTCAGCGAAAATCTTCCTGTCAGAACAGACGGAGAGAACTTTTTCATATTTACTACTTATAAGCCGTTATCCATATACAGCATACATGTGTTTGATGGTTCTACGATGCCTTTAAGACAACTTTCAGTGGCAGATTACAAAGTAAGTGATGCGAATCCTTATTGCATAATTTTGACTGCTGATATGGCTTTAAACCCAGTTGTGAGCGTTTATTATCAGCATCAACTGGAGTTTCATGTATTGGATTTCCCACACGAAGTACGTGCTTCATGGAAAAAGAATAAGGAATCAGGACAATTGGAAAGAACAAGGCTTCCTATCCAGGCGGTAGCAAGAAGAACGCATTTGATAGTCTCTGAAAAACCTAATTTCGACGGTTCTGGCGTTATTTTGAACGATAACATACAAATGAAAGTGGTGGAATGATTTTACCGATAAACATAGATTTAGGTGATCTTGTGGAAGAGTTTAATCTTTCAGGGGATCAATCTGTGTTTTTAGGTTCTTCCATTATTGATGCGGTTGTCTCGGAATATCAGCTTAGGTGGCAAAATCTTATATCAAGCGAACTTCATAAGACAAGGAATGAATATAAAAGGGGAGTTTTCATAGAAAGGGAATCCCCTTTGTCTGTTACATTTGGATTGACAAATAGAGAATCTTCTATTCCTTTAATGATAGAAGAAGGGCAACCACCTTTTGATGAAAAAGAAGGATTTAGAAATTCCCCAAAAAGAAAAGAAGCGGAAGGTGGAGGTTGGTACATTGATATTCCTTTCCGTCACGCAACTTCGGAAGCGGTAGCGGATTCTGGATTGTTTTCAACTATAATGCCTCAACAGATTTACGATGCAGTTCGAAAGACAGGAAGACTGGGAATTGGAAATTTACAAGGAAGGTTTGCCGAAAAAGGAGAGAGGAAAGAGATAAACAGGTTGGGAGTAAACAAACCATCTTACATGCACAAAGCACCTATTTATCAAGGCTTGACGAAAGTAAACATTGCTTCTACTGCAAACGAAACAAGAAGTGGTTACTTTACATGGAGAAGGGTAAGTGATGCTTCTGATCCTAACAGTTGGTGGAATGGTGGTATTATTCCATATAAGCTCATGGATAAGGCTCTTGAACAAGCTAAAATAGATGTTGTCGCGGATAGGGTTATAAACGAATTTTTAAAGGCTATTTAGTTATGATACAGATAGTTAAAATAAAAAAGATTGTAGAAAGTTGTTTGGAATATGTTCAGACTGACTTTGAAAGTAAAAACAATGAAAAGGATTCTTTCTTGTATAAGGTGTTGGGAGACACGCAGGATGGTTCTTACAACTTCTATGAGCAGGCAAAGAATTTGTTTTTGCGGAAAGAAACAAACCCTAACAACATAAAGGTATTGCTGGAATATCCGAAGGACAGAGCAGGACTTCCATCTTATGTGATTCGTGAACCCGGGAAAACAGGTGGCATTGCCAATTCCATAGGTAAAATAGAATCTTTTATGGGTGGCGTTCCTATGTACAGAGATACAAGACAGTATGGACTGGAAATTATGTGTTTTTCTGTAAATATGAACGAATCAATTTTGATGTCAGAAATTTTGTATGCACTTTTACTTGGTTCTTGGGATTTATTGGCTTCTCAATTTCTTAAAATAGAGTTTTCCATGAAAGAACTGATGATGGAGAACCATTTGATGCCAACTCCTATTTTTATCCGTTCTATCGGATTGGAATTATCTTCGGAAGAAATAGCTCCAGGGCTTGTGGACACTACTTTACTTGGAAAGATCCTCTTTGGAAAGGTCAACCAAGTGGATAGTATTGCTCTTGGTGATTCGACTGCTACAGATGGGCTTCCTGGGGTGGAATCGGAAATTAAAGGCAGTTGGTAGTACGTTGATTGAAAAATGATTACCTTTGGAAAACAAATTTGAAGAAGGGAGTTTATACAACCATCTAATTATTTGGAGAGAATAGAGGGAATAAAATCATATAAATTCGATGAATAATTAATTGAAAATCAATAAGTTATGAGTACATCTTTTATTTTCAATAACAAACAAATAACTCTTCCTGGCGTTTATAGTCGAATTACAACGTCAGAAACAAGCCCTGCGAGAACACTTGACTATTCAAAGACGATCATAGTTGATACTGGGGTTTACGGTGCTAACTGGTGCGGTGGTTCTGGCGTGGCTGGAGAAAACTATCAGAACTTGGATGCAGTTTACAGATTTGACACTCTTGCAGAGTTCCGTTCTTTCGTGAAAGGCGGCATGTATTGGAAGATTGCAGAGGCACTTTTTACACCGGATTATTCAAACCCTGCCTCTACTGGCATTTCACAGCTTTTGTTTGTTAGAGCTGCACAGACAACTTCTGCCACTATCACTTTTGCAACAACGGCAGGCGGAACATTTGAAGTTAAAACTTTGGACGAAGGAAAGGGAGCAAATGGTACACTTTCGGAAGCTGGCAATCTGATTACTGGTTATGGAGTTTCTATTGTGGCAGGAGAAGATGATCCTGAAAAATGGATCATGAAGTTTTACGTTGGCTCTTTTACCGGTTATGCAGAGGATGGTTATCCTATTGGAGAAACACCGGAAGATCAGGCAGCACCTACTTTGGTATTGCAGTCGCCTGAATTTAATAATATTCAGACTTTGATTGATTGGGCTAAATCAGACTCCAATTTTGCGAATTTGTTTGTATTGACAAGCAATGCAAAGAAAGAAGGTGAAGGAACTGTAGCGGAAAACGACGTAACAACGGCACTTGCAGGAAAGAAATTCGTACTTGCAAAAGGCGGTACGGAAACTTATAATGCCGATTACATGACACAGGCTCTTGCTGCTATCACAGGGTTGGATTATAGTTTTGCTCTTACAGATCAGTTTGGACAAAATGCGGATTCTGCGTTACAGAAACAGTATATTGCCCACATGAACAGCCAGGCAAAATACACCCATTTCTTGTTTGTTGGAGGATATGCTGATGCTGCTAATTTCTCTAAATCACTTGATTTGGCAAAAGGCTTTAATAGTGAGCTTGTCCAGTTGGTACATGGAGGCGCAGGCATGACTTCCGGTATTACAGGTGTAAAAACACGTTGGTGGGGTGTAATGTATAATTTGTGTTGTATCTTGGGAAGAACAGCCGGAAAACCGCCTTATATTCCTGTTACAAACAAGACGATCGGTATTGACAAATTACAGCATACTTTGAGTGAAGTTGAAAAAACGAAGGCTTTGGATGCTGGTATGCTTGTGACGGTTTACAATGACTACACTAACAATTTTGTTGTGTTGCAGGGTGTGAATACTTTGCAAGATAACAAGGTGTTATTCAACTCCAATGGTCAGAGCCACAGCATTCAGTTCATGCGTATTGTCGCACAGATTAACAAGGAATTGGTTGTAAATGCTTCTATTGATCTGCTTGGACAGGAAAATGGTGTAAATGTCAATACTTTGTCTGCCGGCGCAGTGAAGGACTGGACGGTTGCTTATTTGCAATCCAGAGTAGCAACGGAAGCACAGGATAACTTGCTTCTTTCTTTTAAAGATGTTGTCGTAACAAGACAGGAAGATGCTTGGTTTGTTACTTACAAGATCGTTGTTAACAATGAAATCAACAAGTTGTTCTTTACAGGCTTCTTAATTCGTGGATAATAATTCTAAAATAGAATATCATGCAGACATTTAGTGCACCTATGGCATATATCAAAATTGGCGGTGAGACTGCTGGTTTTGTCAGAAATATTACCGTACAGGAACAGATCAATCGTGTGGATGTACAAGGGTTAGGTAGTTTGCCTATTCAGGAAATTCCGCCTGTATCTTACAGATGTTCCGCAACTGTGGACCAGTTCTTTTTGTCTTTCAAAGCTCCGGTGGTAGAAGCAATGATTCATCGCTTGGGAACTTTACAGGAAGTACTGGACACTCTTACATTCGCAGAACAAGGTTTCTCTATCATGATCTATAAGAAATTGGTTCAGAACTTTGATGATGCCCGTAAGATGGTGACGCAGGTTGACCCGACAGGTCAGACGGTTGCTCTTTTAACTCCGTGTTTCATTGAAAATCAGAATTGGCAGTTGCAAGAGCAATCTGTTTCAAGTTTTAATGTTAATATACGTTATCTTAACCCGATTGTAACTGCTGAATATTAACTACATTTAACAAGATAAGTTATAAAATTTGTTAATATAAGGGCTTTGGATTGATTTTGTAAGAATAAAATAAGTTGCTATATTTGCTTCGTTGCTGTGAAGCAATTACATTCAATCTTATTATTCATAATAAAGGAAGGTGGGCGTTTGTCCACCTTTTGTTTTTAGAAATTATTATTATTTTATTTGTTTGGATTGTAATTTTTACTATCTTTGTGGCGTGTATTAAAAATTCAAGGTGATTATGAGTAGTAGATTTAAAAGTTTAGCTGATCTTGATGCTGCTTTTCCTACAGAAGAAAGTTGCGTAAGATTTTTGGAAGCCCTTAGATGGGAAGATTCTTATCCTATTTCTCCTTATAGTAGAGGAGCTAAGATTAGGATTCGTGGTAATGAGTATATTTGTTGCGATACAAATAAGGCTTTTGATGTAAAAACGAAAACTATCTTTTTTAAGACATCAATTCCGCTTATAAAGTGGTTTAAGGCTTTGTGGCTGGTTTTGTACGATGATACAATAAATTCTGTTGAAATGGGCAGAAAATTGGAAGTAACTCAAAAAACAGCTTGGGAGATGATGAGACGAATAAAATTTTGTTTAACTAATTCAAATTGTAAATGATATGATTAATAAGATTGAGTGTAAAGGTGTTCTGCAATTAGGCGGTATGTCGATTTCTTGCTATGTTCTTGAAAACGGAATGAGGGTTTTGTCGGGGAGAGGTATGCAAGAAATTTTAAGAATAACGGACGAAAAACAAGGTGGGACGAAATTGCCTACTTTTTTAAACAATTCTACAGTTAAGCCTTTTATTTTTAGAGATTTAGAGCCGGGACGATTTCAGCCTTTAGATTGCTATCTTGGGAATCAAAAGGTAAATGGATATGAAGCTACTGTGTTGGTGGATATTTGTGATGGAATGCTTGAAGCAAGAAAGCATATTGAATTGAGTGACAGACAAAAAATAATTGCAGATCAATGTGAAATTTTGGTTCGGTCTTTTGCCAAGGTTGGAATCATATCTTTGGTAGATGAAGCTACAGGTTATCAATATGACAGAGAGAGGTTTGAGCTTCAAAAAATCCTTAACGCCTATATATCGGACGAAATATTGAAATGGCAACTTACTTTTACAGATGATTTTTATAAAAATATATATCGTTTATGGGGGTTACCATTTATCCCTAAATATATTAGAAACAAGCCTTCTTTTATTGGAAAGCTAACAAACAAATATATTTATGAATTGCTTCCGCAGGGTGTTGTAGATAGAATAAAAGAAAAAACGGGCAAAACTTCAAAGGGGAATTGGAAATATAAGTGGCATCAATCTTTGACACCAGAAATAGGGAGAGAACATTTGAAGAAGCAGATTATAGAAGTTACAACATTGATGTCTGTTTCTCAAACGAAAGAACAATTTGACGATCTGTTCCAATTGAAATACAAAACACCTCCTATTCAGTTACAGACAGAATTTGAAGAAAATTCAAAAGAAGAAATTTGTGATGAATTTGATTCTTCTATGAGTAAAATCATAAGGACTTCTTTTGAATCAAATAAAGAGAAAGGGAATGAGTAATTTTTTCAGAAAGCGGAATGAAAATTCCGCTTTTCTCTGTTTTATATGTATATTTGTGCGTATCAATCAATTAATCATAAAAACAAAGTATGGGAACAAAAGAAATTACAGTAAAAGGAAGAAAGTACGAGATTCAATTTCCTAATGTAGGACAGTATTACCAGATCGAAGTAAACAAACAAAGACTGGGGAAAGGGAGTTACAACTCATTGATTGGCAATCCTACTATTACAGCGCAGCGTGCGTTGGATATGATTGATGTTGAGGCAACTTTATCCGTTCTTTGTCCGCAGTTGGTTGCGGATTTGAAGGTAAAAAGTTTCTCGGAACTTGGATTGAAAGATTTTAAGGAGATCAGCGATATTTACATGAACGAGGTGTTCCCTTTCTTGAAAGAGGCTGAAAAAATACTTTCTTCTGTGGACTGATGAACCGGGAAGAATATAGGAATTTCGTCATAAAATGGAATAACACTTTCCCTATTGACAGGTGGTTTAGGAACAAGCACAATATTCCTTTTCTTTCGGAAGAACATAAGAAGTGTGATTTCTTTACTGAACTTATGGAGTTCGAAGAAGAAAAGGCATTTTATGAACTTAGTCAAGAAAAGAAAGAAAAAGAGGAAAGAGCGCAAGAATATATCCCCAATATCGGGGATTGGTTGAAAGCACCGGAAGGTGAAATTTCGGAACAAGATACTGCCTTCTATGAAGATCAGATGTTTAAGATGATAGAGATGGAGCAAAAGGCAAAAGAAAAAGGTAAGGAAAATGGCGGATAATGAAAAAAGACTTAGGGTGTCGGTAGATGTCTCTCAACTTAGGTCGGTCGGGAGAGATGTTGAGAATATGCAACGAAGAATAGTCGAAAACAATAACGACATTATTCGTCAGCAGAACGATGCGCTCAACCAACTTAGGGAACAATTGAACCTTTTGGGACAGCAAAATTCCGAAAAGGGTAGACAGACTGCAACACCCACACGTCCAGTTATCCAACCTACACCACAACCGGAAGGAGAAGATCAAGAAACTGCAACACCTACACGAAGGAGAAGAAAAAAGCAACCGGAAGCGGACATTTCGGGAGAAAGAGGTGAATCCTATCAAGATAGAGGCACGAGAGCTATCGACTTGTCAGCTTTGCTTGGTGTAAATCAAGAAGGCTTTCGTGATATTGTGGAAGCCATTTCTTCCGGTAATAGTGATTTGTCTGATATAACAAAGCAAATTCTCCAAAACGTACAAGCAGGAGCACGTGCTTTAGAGGGAATACAAGAAGGTGTCTTTTCTATTGATGAAACTTTGTACAATCAAAGAGGTACTTCTGCGGGTGGATCGGGAATACAGCCTATTCCAGTGCCCACACCATCACCAGTGCCAGCAAGAGAAGAAACACCTATTACAAGAGAAAGAAGGGAAAATGTACAAAGAGGAAGTGACAGAAGTACAGCTACTAACATTGCCACAAGAGTGATTTCCGGTGTTGGAGCTACATTTCAAAGTCCTGCTGCTATGGGCGGAGGACTTATATCTTCTTTGGGCGGAATTGTGGGAGAAGGTCTTTCTTTGATACCTGGTGTAGGAGGGTTTTTAGGTGGTGTAACCACTGCTGTCGCCAATGTCATGGCGGGTATTTTCACTACATCTGTTGAAAAGGCTATGGAAGCGCAAAAGAGAACCATACCTTATGCGCAGACAATGGGCGTTTCCGCAGGACAAGCCATGCGCACAGCCTTTGGAGAAGGTAGTTATGCTGCTGGTGCTCTTGGAATGAATGTAGGAGAGTATATTCAAAGACGTGCTGCGCTTATCCGTGCCGCCGGAGGAAAAGAGGGAACAGTTGCGCCCGTCCCAGAAACACAAAGTTTGATGGCTGTACAGCGTTTATATGGACTTAGTGATCGTACTGTAATGGGAATGCAAGGGGCGATGCGTTTTGCCCGTACAGAGGAAGGACAAACAGCTTCTTCGTCTGCCATTATTCGTTCGTTTGAGCAGACCATGAAACAGCTTCAAATTCCTCTTAGTGAGATTGCCTCTACAATGGATGAAAGTATGACTACCTTTATCCGTTCTGCCGATGATATTCTTTCTCGTACAGGTGAAATAGATGCAGCAAGCATAGCTTCTATCATGCGTGCCGTTCGTTTGCAGACAGGAATGGAAGGTAGGCAATTGGAGCGCGTACAGCAGGCTTTTATGGGACAAGGGATTTCACAAGATGATGTAACTCGAACTCTTTTGTTCCGTGCTGCTCAACAGGCTACAGGGGCGATGAATCCTTCCGAGGTTCTTGCTGCTATGGACGATTTATCAAGAGGCGAAGGGGATAAAAATATAATGAAGCGGTTTCTTGAATCATTAAAGGAGATATCGGGAGGAAGTCTTGAAATGCTTCGTCACTTGATGCGAGGTGCTTTCACAAATCTTTCTTATACGGACATCAACAAGATAACAGAGCGCAGGGATATTGATTTTGGAGAGTTCTTTGAGAGAATGGAAGAATCCAGGCAGGCACTTAGGGGACAGAATGATCCGGTAAATAGATATGAGCCTACTGCGGCCGAAAGAACTGTTACGTCTGGCGAAAAGATGATGTCTACTTATGAAAACAGAATGATTGGAATTGGTGAAGCAAATATAGACAGATTGGGTAAGATATTGAATGCCTTGAACGCCATGTACACGGCTACAGCTAATTTCCCTACAGCGTTGGAAAAATTTATATCAGAAAATAAAGAAAAAATTAAGGATGGTGGCATGGATTTATTATCATCCGCACCATATGGAATTGGCATGATTCCAGCAGCATTATATAAGATAGGGTTAAAAGAATTGGTTAAATCTTTAGCTTCGGAGGACAACAAATAATGGCAGAAAAAGATAACAATAAAACAAGCGTACCGCCAATATACCCACTTCCGGCGTATAGGTATTCTACTATACAGGATTTTATTGATATATGGCAAAAGGTTATCCCTACTGGGAAGAAAAAATATACCCCGTCTGATTTATTGAAAGTAAAGAACGAAAAAGGGGTTTCCAATCTTGATATTATTTGGGGGACTTATGACAAAGAGGAACAGGCTAAATACAAAAGCGATTATGATTCCGGTACGCTGCCTTATGTAAAGCAAGGAACAACTTTGTTCTGCCCGAAAGATGATACACCATTATCTCTTACAAAAGCTGCGAAAGAAGGACAATTTGTATCACAAGGAAGTTTTAAGGCTTATTGGGGAGAAAACTATGAAAGCCTGATAAGTGATGAAGAATATTTGCCTGACACAAGCGTTACATCTTCTCTGAAAGGAACAGGGATAAACGCTAAGATAATTTCCATGAACGTAAGGGTATGGGTATATATCAAGGCTTTGGATAAGGTTATGGATTTGTCCCCTTATGTTTTGCAGGTAGTAACGACAAAGTCAAAACAGACGGGAGAATTTACCATTCTCTTATCACCTTTTTATGTCAATGAAAGTTCTTTTGCCTTTGGAGAATCTATTGTGGAACAGTTTAATCTTGTTTCTAATGAGGGAGCCCAAGTCAAATCTTTTCAAGAAAAGTTTATCCAGAATAACGATATAGTCTTTATCCGGTTCGAACGATTGAAAAAGGAAAAATCAACGGGAGATTTAGATTTAGGAAAGCAGGTTAACTTGGAGATTCCTGTTTCTAAAATAGCCAAAAATAATATTTGGGATATGATAGGATTTGTAGATACCTGTATATCTTCTTTTGAAGCACAAGGAAACATAAAATCCATCACAATAGAAGGAAGGGATATAAGCAAACTCTTTATGGAGGACGGGTGCTATTTCATTCCTTTATTGAACGCTACTGATACGTTTTCCCATTGGTATGAGATGAGCGAGGATAGCATTTGGTTTAAAAGGAATGTCCTTACAGGTGCTTTTTCAAATCTTTTGTGGTCATATGCAGAAAAGCCTATACGAGAATGCTTGTGGTTTATTGTAAATGTCATGTCAACGATAGGAATAGCCAAAAACAGTGTGTTTGATTCCTGGCAAGACAAAAGAACAGAAGGGTATGATATTGGAGCAAAGGAAAAACGTCCTGTTAATGGCGTTTGGCAGATAGTGAAAGTATTTGTGGAGGATATTCTCGAAAAAAGGGTTCTTATTGATTCTTCCATTGCCAATCCGAATGGCACGTTATTGGAGTATATGACGAGGGTATGCCAGTTCCCTTTGGTGGAATTTTACTTTGACACCTATATTAATACGATAGATATAGTTGTAAGGCAACCTCCATTCAATAAGGATGCTATTTTGGGAGCTTATAAGAACGGGCAGTATGTGACGATTACTTCTGGCAATTTGCAAGGATATGATTTGTCTTATGACACAAGAAGTTATTCTTGGTATCAGTTAAGAGTGATGGATAATCATGCCGGACAAAGGAATACAACAAGTCTTGCTTTTGTTCCTATTGTGTATTTGGATGATTATGCCGAAGTGTTTGGTAATAAGAAAATGTCTTTTACAGATCAATATTTGAACTACAAGGAAACGGACGGAGTAAACAAGACGCAGACATTATCCAATTTTCAAGAAGCAGCATTGAATGATCTTATATATATTCTGGAGTCAACAGCTTATCTTCCTTTCACAAGAACAGGTACGATTACAATAAATGGCGACAGACGGATAAAGGTTGGTACTTTCGTTTATTTTGAGCCAACAAATGAATTTTTTTATGTATCCTCTGTTGTTAATAATGTTTCTTTCTTGGACGGGAATTTACAAAGACAGACCATTATACAAGTAGAAAGGGGCATGTACATGCCAATTCTTTCCAATTCTTTCTCTTCTGTAAAGGATAGACAGGATAATGCAGGGAAAGAAAGCAAAGATGTGAAACCAGATTATTTCAAATTGGTTGATTTGACTGAAATGAAAAATGCAGTCAAAGTAGCGCAAAAAGATCAGATCGCTACGCTTGTTTCTCCAAAGGTGGATAGGAATCAATTTGAATATTTTCTTAATCGTAAGATGTTTAGTTGAGTATGGCAGGAGGAAAAGTAAGAAAATTGAATGCGTCTCCCGAAGCAATTTCATTCGGATTTATTGTTATTCCTAATGGAGTGGACAGGGATTTGTATGTGGAAACTTGTTTAAGAAGAGGTCGTGTTTCTGTCATGGGAAATGGGGGAGTTTTCTTTCGGGATATTTACATAACAAATGAAGTTTTGGCTAATATCGAGTTCCCGGAGAAAGAAAATGAACAAGGGTCGGCTGTAGTGATAGCGAGCAACCCGTATGACGGTGTTCCTATTGTGATAGGGAGCTATCCGAGAAATGATCAGTCTCCTATGTGGAAAGAGAATACATTCCAGTTCAGAAAGACAGTAGGGAATGTGACTGCATCCTTATCGGTTGATCCGGCTAATAATGCAGTAATTGTTTCTATCAATTCTCCTGAAAAAGCATCCGTAAAGGTACTTGCTACAGGATCAGAAGAATCGGAGGTAATTGTTGAATCCACTGGAAGCGTGAATGTAACCGGAGGAACAAATGTTTCCGTAAAGGGATACACACAGATAGAGGCAAAGGTTGCGAATCCAGAAAAACCGGAAGAAGAGGAAAGAAAAGTCTCTATGGATTTGGAAAAGGTTTATTTCCATTGGAAAACGGAGGAAATGGAACAATCTTTACAAGTGGACAATAACGGTGTATCGGTAAAGATTGGTGAAGAAGTTCAAAGCACGATAACGAAAGAACAGTTGGATTTGAAAACGGGAGCATCCACATTGAAAATGAATAATGATATTATCGAGTTCAATGGAGGCGGACTAAAGGGTCTTGTGGAGCTTGATAACCTTACAAGTAAATTGAACACTTTTGTTCAGTCTTTCAATTCTTTTGTAAGCACTTACAATACACATTCTCATCCTGTATCAACGGCAGGATCGGCAACAGCACAGACAGGTTCAACTACAGGTATTGTTGGGAGTGCACAAACGGCACAATCATTCAATGCTTCTGATTATGAGAATGAAAAGATAACACAAGGATAGGAGAATGTGGGAAAAGTTTGTACTTTTGGGAAACAATTAAATTTTTACAGCCGTGGCAGTTTTGGATTCAGTGGTAAAAACAGCGAAATCAACACTTAAAAATTTGGGTCGCTCCATGATGGCAGCGCAGTTCCCGAATGATTTTGAAGTGTATATGTGCTCTTTAGAGTTGGCAGATTCTAAAGGGAACACAATTGATGTCTTTACTTTTCCTATTAGCCCGGAGAGTATAGACAAGAGTGAACCGAAAAGAACTACGGTAGTCAATACGGCAGGAGGCATAACGGTACTTACTTCTCCTGTTTTCATGCCGCAGACGATCACGATAAAGGGGAACTTCGGAAGGACATTCAAGATTCTTTTAAGCGGTTCTGATAGCGTTTCGTTGACAGGTGCAGCTTTTAGTATCTCGGCAGGAAAGCGTTATCTCTATCAATTACAGGGAAAATCTACAAGTTCTCTCACTATGCCTTCCTTTGATGCCGGCATCAAAACGGGATATGGTTGTATCAAGATATTACAATCTATCATAGATAAAAGCAACGGAGTGGACGAGAACGGGTTTCCCATGAAACTTTTCTTCTATAACATGGCACTTGGTGAAAGCTATCTTGTTACAATCCCACCGCGTGGCGTTAATTTCAGTCAGAGCATATCAAAGAATATGATATGGGAATACAACCTTGAAATGACCGTTATAGCTCCTTTAGAAGCAGTTTCGGGAGCGAAGGGTAGTAAGGGTTCACTTTTGGAAATGTGTGCCTCTAACGCGATACAAAAGGGCATAAACGAATTTGCAAGTTCAATCTCTAAAGGTCTGCTGGGTAATGAATGAAGCATTTGAAAAATTTTACAACGTAACGGGATATGATATAAAGTCGTATTTCCAGAAGTTTGTTGATTTCTGTACCAACGATTATCCTCTTATTGTGGATTATTATAGTAATGGTGGGGAGATGGACAAGGATTCTTTCTTGCGCCTTGTTGAACTTGTGAGAGAATCGGAAACGATTGAACCTTTGTTCATCCTACATGAAAATACTCTGGACGATATTTCCATGTGGGATATTCTGGACAACTTTACAGAGACACAGACAAAACTTTCCACTATTAAAAGTTCTGCAAGGTGGCTTAGAAGTTCTTCTTTAGACAGGAACAATACTTTGCAGATGGAAAAGACACTTCGGACAGGGGAACGGTTTGAAGATGTATCCAGACAGCTTAACAGTACCAACCCGGAAGATGATTGGATGAATATTACAATACCGCAGTATATAGAAGAAACTGATTATTCGTTCTCTGATGGAGGAAACAAGTTCTATATCAATCTAAAGAACGCTGGGAATAATTATCTTGATACTGTTGTGGATGTACTTGTGGGAGATAATATCTTGGGACGTGACATAGATGTGAATTTTGTCTTTGAGAATGACGATTTAAAGATAGTGATAGGCGATGATGCGATCCGACAGGCTTTGGATACTATTCTTTCTTCTCAAAAAGGTGCTATACCAGAGTTTAAGGATTATGGAATTGCAAATGAGTTCATAGGAACAACGGTGAACGCAATCCAGTACCCTTCTATTTTTAAGGATGTAATGAATATGTTCCAAAGGGATTCAAGATGGGACTCTGTGGAGTTGATGGATGTAAAAAGAGAGGAAGATGCCGTGTTCCTTTCTTTGCAATGTAAAACGGTAACAAAGAAAGATTATTTAGTAAATGTTCCTATATAATTGATATTCAG